CGTTTTACCGTTACCCGACAGACCCGTAACGAACGTAGGGTAAAAGATACGGGACTGAATAATTTTTTTAATATCGTTAAAGTTACCAAACTTGACGAAGGTATCATCTTTATCAGGAATAAGGTTTTGTTCAGCAGCAGGAAGAACAGCAGGAGCACTAAAAGAACGCTCAATCTCTTCTACACGCTCCTGAGTCACTTCCAGATTCCAGCGACCACGAGAAGTCTTGAACTTCTCCAAACGACGGGTCACGGTTTGATAGTTCAGACTACGAGAGGCACAGAAACCCCTGATGTCGCCAGCAGAAAGTTCAGAACCAAACAGAGATTGGAGTTCAGAAATCAGTTGGTCGTCAGTCACAGAAGATTTGCGGGGCATAATGTAGTTAGGTGGTTTTGTTTAACTGAAGTTATTATAACAGCAAAAAGGGGGTCGTGGGACCCCCTGTGTGACGGTTTGGAAAGTGGTTCAGTCAAGTTCTCCTAGTGCCTTTGCTTTACGAACTTTATTTGGTCTCAATTTGCCACCAGGATAATTTCTTTCGTCATTACCCTCAAAATCAGGATCTACGTTTGCACGATGTCTTGCTGCTCTCTCAGGAGATGCCTTATCTGCGTGAATACCTGCTCTGCGAGTAGGAGAAGTTTTTTCTGCTGCTCTCTTTTCTTTTTGCTTCTGACGACTTCTTTGTTGTTTGAAGTCTTTCATCGTCATACCTTCGGCAATGACCATAAACTCTTGAAATGTTTTCATCTTTACAGACTTTTTAAATATTTATGATTTTGCCAACTGGTTCCGAAGTGTCTCAAGATATTCCTTGCTACCACAATGACCTTTATATCCAGGATAATACTTTTCAACAAGTGCAGGAATACCCATAGCAGTAATACTACTAGTACATTTAATCCACACTTCTTTTGTATCGTATTTAACTACGTGTTCAAATGGAAATTTAGTCTTCATAAGTAAATGTTTTGTTCTTGACTTTTGTATCAAACTCACCAGTTCTTCCTGGTTTCATTTTTCCGACTCCAACATTTTTGCCCTTACCAGGCCAAGATGTTTTTGAAGTTCCTTTAAGTGTAGCAGAACCACCAGGTTTTCTTTGAATTAATACAGAATCTTGGTCATCTCTAGAAGAACCTTTGGGAGCATTACGCTTATGCTTCAATCCACCTTCAGTTCCAAGTTTCTCAATTGTTTTTTTAAACCTTCTCTTACCCATTTTACCAGAAGAAACTACGTGAGATTTTTCTCCCACTTTTGTCTCTTCTGGAGTTCCTGGATTTTCAGTATAACGTCCAAATACTTTAGTAGGTCCTGGAAGACGAGCACCTCTAATTCTTCTTTCAGTTCTTGCTGACCTTTCTTGATTTTCTTTTTTAGACTTATCCCCCCTTTGACCTGACATAATTGCCATTCCACCTTTTTGGGACTTGCTCATTACACGAGTAAGAGAAGTTTCTTGAATAGAATAACATTCTACCATAAATTGTTCAAAAGTTTTACCTTCTTTAAGTTTAGCCATTTGGACTCCTGTTTTTGGATTTCTTTCACTCATACCAAGTTTTTGATAGATTCTTCCTCTTTGCTCTGCACCTTCTTCATCACTTCTTTTTCTTTTTTTACCAGAAGAAGAAATTGCGGTAGGAGTATTAGTAGCAACACCTTTACGCTCTTTCATTTTATCTTTAACATTCTTAAGAGTTGATACAAAAGCACGTGCCTTTTGTCCAGGTTCCTTAATATTTTTCTTTGGAGAACCTACAGTAATATCGTGGACCTCACTATCTTTTTTTGCACCAGTCTGATGAAACTGTCTTTTTAGTTCTTTAGTGTTTGTTTTTTCACCTTCTCTATGTGCCTTTCTAGCAGTATGAGCAGCATAATCTCCAGGAGACTTATGAGTTCTTACCCATACAGGGACATCGCTCCCACTTTTTTCTACTTTAGGTTCTTGAACTGGACCCCTCTTACGAAAACCAGCGTGAGCAACAGATTTTCTTGCTGCACCTTCAGCACCAGGAATGGGCATTGTGCCCGATTTCCTAGATGCCTTTTTCTGCATTAACGTTCTTTCGTCAAGGAGTTCTTCCTGAAACTGCATTTTTATAAGCACTCTTTTGAGTATTTATCAGGAAACAAGTTCCACAAACTCTCCAAGAATACGCTTGTTCATTTTCTTGGACTTCAGACTCTTCACAAAGGCAGATTTGATTTGGGATTTAGTAGCACATTCAGCAACATCAAACTCAGAATCTTGAGAAAGGGCAGTTGCAGAAAGTCCAAAGTAAGAATGATAACCAGACTTTTTGATGGTGAATGCTTTTTCTTTTTTCCAAGAACTCATCACCTTGTCGTGTTCTGGACCATAAAATCCACAATAACGACGAATAAAGTTTCCAGCATCACGAGACTCAAGAACACGAATACCGATAAAGTTAATATCAGCAAACTTGTCCCGCAGATTACGAAGAAAAACATCGGTGATTTGATACCATTCACAATCAAGAGAATAGGTACTTCCAGTTTTACGGTCACGCAAAAATGTCCCAAATCCAATCGTAGCAGTTCCCAAGAAGGGATTTTCTTCCCAGTGACGCTTCACTTCGCGGTGATACTTAATACCACACGCTTCACCATCAGTCAGAATTACACACTGAACTTTCTGAAGTTTATTCTCTTTCTGAAACTTAGGCAGAATCTGATGAAGAGAAATCAGTGCCTCATTCAGAGGAGTGCCAGAAAGAGAAAGACCCAGAGGAATAGGATATGAAGAATAGCAATTACGACTAAAGGCAGTAGCAAGACGAAAAATATTCTTCATCTGGTCTTCCAGAGTTTTACCATTGACTTGACTGGTAAGGAGATTCATCATCGAGAACCACTCACCAACTTGAATCAGACCAGGTTGCTTTTTATAAGCAAGTTCACGGAGATTTGCGTTATTGTTCTCATCATAAGAAACCAAAGGATAATCAGTCGTGAAAGCATACACCTCAAACGGAATCGCAACTTTCTTACAGAACCAGACAAGATTGAAGAGTTGCTTGACCGTATCCAGCATCACATCACACATCGAACCAGACCAGTCCAAAACAAACACCAGACCGTGATTCTTACCGTTGGCAAGAGTGGTGACTTTCTTGAACAGGTCTTCGTTGTATTTGTAGGTATGAAGTTTGGTGCAATCCAGAATACCAGTACGGGCAGTGGTGGCACGAGCATAGGAATCTGCTGCTTTACGACACTCAAACTCTTTGACCAGATAATTGACTTCCTTCTGAGCAGAACGCTTAAACTCTACAAACTGACTATCAACTTCACCAAAAAGATATTCATAAGTATATCCAGTATTTTCCAAAAAAGCATCCCAAGATTCTTTACAATTAGAGTGAATATCAGCATTCGGAACAATCACTTTTTTCAGGTCAAGTTTAGGCAGTTCCAGATAAACATTTTCAGGACCACTATTATTGACGAGTTCTTTCAGTGCCTCTTCAAGAGACTCCATCGTTTTGACTTCAGGTTCTTCATTCTTCTCACCACCCCGTTCTTGAGTGGTTTCACTCATTTCTTGAGTGGTTTGATTAGATGCAGAACCTTCGGCACCATCAGTTTCAGGTTGGTCATTTTCACCTTCCTGCTGGTCGGTAAAATCAGAAGCAGGAGAATTGCCTCCAGACTGCTGACTTTCGTGAGAATCTAGATTAACTTTAGTTTCTTCCTGCTGCTTTTGTTTGCAATACTTATAAAGGATTTCAGCAGCATCCAGTGTTTCATCAAAAGTTTCTGCATCACCAATCTGCTTGATAATATTCTGCTCCTCTACCGTAAAATCAAGAGACAGAAAATTACCAACTTTAAAATAAAGGTTGGCGCGGTCAGCAAGATTAAGAGTAGAAATATCTTCATTCTCCAACTGAAAGAAGTCCTCATCACTCAACTCCTCATATCCTTTATAGAAGGTTTTAGCAAGACCAGCATATTTACGCTTCATCAACTTCTCAACACGAGCATCTTCACATACATTCACAAATTGAGGAGGAATTTTGCGTTCTTGAATCCAATCCTCATCGGGGGTGAAAAGTGCGTGACCAACCTCGTGACCCACCAGAAGGTCATAGACAGTGTTGCTTGCCTTCTCCCACATCGGCAGAGTCAGCACACGGGTATGAACATTAAAGCAGGCAGTCTCTACTTTCTTGTGCTCAACCACAAGGTCTTCGGTGGCAAGAAGCTTTGCGAGTTGAGACTTGATTTCGTGATTGACGGTCATTAGTGGTTTTCAGTTGACCCTATTATACAAAAAAAGAGGGTGGTAAGACCCTCTTGTGTGCCAGTTTGAAAAGTGGTTTGTTATGGTTTGGGTGGCATAGAAGTAAGAGCTCTCTTTCCACGACCAAAGATTTTTGCGTGTGCTGCTCTTTCTGCGTGTTGTCCTGCTGCTGCTCCGTGCTTCTTTACAATACGTGCTTTTGTTTTTTCTGCCTTATCATATGCATCAGTATCATCTGCTTCAAAAGCATCGGTTGCTCTTGCTGCAAATGCTCGTGTAGCAGTCTTTTGTGAGATTTCATCAAGTTGCTCAATTTCTTCAACAATACTCTCTCTCCATTCTTCACTCATATTCGCCATAATAGCGATTGCTGCCTCATTTGTATCAGCATAACCTTCGGCAACTAGGTGCTCAAGGATGTAGTCAAAGAGGTCGGTTTGTACTTCCTCTTTTTTCATCATCTTCTTATGAACCTGATACTGCCTTTCACCTCTTTCAGATTCTCTCTCTGCCCTACCTCCCTGATCCTCATATCCAATATATTCGGATTTTTTCATTAAAGAGTTATTAACTTTTTTTGCTGGATAAGGTTTCTTACCTTCTTCAAGTTCATAAACCTGGTTATATGCTTCTTGAAGATTGCGAAGTTCTTGTGCGTCCATTTTATGAATACTTTTTAGTTATTTATAAAAAAGAAGCGTCCCCGTGATGGAGACGCTTCTTGAGTGCTTGGCGACGTGCCTTTGCTTGTCGGAGTGCTTGCGGTTTCAGTTTCCGCTTCTGCTCCTTCTTGGAGTGATGGTAGCGATTGGGAACTTGCATTGTTCTGTTTGCTTATGATTCTATTTTATATGAGAATCCTTCCCCGTGCGGAGGAGTGTGCCACTTTATTTATTGGCACTATGATTCTGTTTTATAAGAGAATCCACCCTTCTTATCAAATTTGATGACATTATCAAACTTATCGTGTAAGTCAGACTTATGAGAAATCACAAAGATATTAGCATCCTTAATGACATATCGAATGATTTTCAGAAACTCATCGGTTCCAAATCCATCAAGGGAACTATCAAATACCTCATCCATAATTAAAAGATTAGTATTGACAGAGTTCTTGAGTCGCGCAACTTCTCTCCAAGTGAATAGCAAACTCAAATCGACTCGCATTTTCTCACCCTCACTAAAAGAACTATAAGAGAAGTTCTCGTGAATAGGCGATTGAATAGACTCATTAAACTCTTCATCAAGATTAAAATTGATGTAGAAATCCATCATCTGAAGATAACGATTTACCTGCTGATTGATGAATGGAAGATACTTTTTAATAATCTTCGTTTTTACACCATCATCTTTAAGTAAGGAATAGGCAAAATCATAATAAACGATTTCTTCTTTTTTCTTTGAAAGGTCTTCAAATGTTTTCTGAAGATTTTCCCGAAACTCTTCTAACTTTTCATGCTCAGTATTTCGGTTTTCAAGTTGTTCGGTAATAGTTTGAATTTCAGATTCAAGGTCTCGGATTTGTCTCTGATTGAGTGAAATCCGAGTATTGTTTTGAGAAATCTCATGGTTGAGTTTCGTAATCTCCTTAGATAGAACTGTGAATTGACGCTCTCTTTCTTCTTCAAGTTTTATAGTATCTTCAAGTTCGGCATAACCTTTTTGAAGTTCTTTTGCTTTATCTTGAGCGTCTGCAATTCTATCTAGGCGAAATCTTTCATCAATTCCTTGAGTACAGGTAGGGCACACCGTATTTTCTGTGAAGAACTTATGCTCTTTGGTAAGGGTTGATACTTTTTGTGAGATTTTACCTTTCAGATTTCCAAGTTTTTTAAGTTTATCACCAGCACTATTGACTTCCTCAAGTTCTTTAGTAAATTTAAAAATATCCTCTTCTGTAAGAGAATTCTCACGCATATGAGATTCAACTTCGTTCAGTAATTCAGTTACTTTGATTTTACGATTTTCAATATTTTCTTTACCACGATTTTCCAACTCTTCGATAAAGTTTCTTTGCATCTTCTCTTTATCTTTTAGAGTTTCTTTGCGAACTTCTAAAGATTTAATCTGCTCTTTTTCTACACGAATCCTATCCTTAATCAGAGAGTTCATCGCAGAGAAAATACGAATATCTAGCAAGTCCTCAATCACCTCACGACGATGTGCCGTAGTCAATTGCATAAAAGGGACAAAGGTACTAGAACCCAGAATTACAATCTGAGTAAAAGATTTGTAATTTACCTTAAGAATATTTTCTTCTAAAATTCTTTGATTAGCACGATCATCTGCTTCTTTATGCAGAGCAACTCCATTTACTTCAATATCAAAGACATTTGGTTTAATTCCACGACGAACAAGATATTCCTTATTATTAACAGAGAATTCAATTTCCACCAAACAATCCTTTTCGTTGGTGCTATTGGGAAGTTGCGGTTTATTGATTTTGCGGAATGGGCGATTAAACAGAACAAAAGTAAGTGCATCCAATACGGTGGATTTACCTGCACCATTTGTCCCAATAATCAAATTGGTATTATGCTTTTCAAAATCAATTTCAGTGAACTGGTTTCCAGTACTTAAAAGATTTTTCCAACGGATTTTATGAAATTGAATCATTTTTAGGGGGAATTACGATGTCGTCAGGAGTAATCACAGCATACTTGTAATTATAAACCTTACAAGTTTTTATGGCAAGCTCATCATCAACTTCGATGACTTCCATTTCTTTTTCTTCTTGATCTTCAAGCATCAAAGCATAACGAGTAGCATCATCCTCTTCTTCAAATAAAAATAGAACTTTCTCACCATATTGGTCTTGGACCGCATATGCACCATCTTCTTTTCTATCTTTAAGAGTGAGAAGAAACATTATTCTACTTCGCAAGCTTGTTTATAAAGGTCTTGAAATATTCCTTTGATGATATTTTTATCAAATCCAAATTCTGCTTCATCAATATAACGATTTAAAATTGAAATAGTATTCTCTTCCTCATCAACCTGAAACTCTTCATTTTCCTGAATTTCAAAGTTTTCAATAATTTTGAGTTCTTGAATACCTGCAGTATAAAGTTTATCAATAAACTTTTCAAAATCTTTTGGTTTGGATTTTTTACGAACAATAATTTTTACAATTTTATTTTCATACTCAGTGGCATCAAACATTTGATGCGCTGTATCCTCATAATAAATGTTATAGAATAATTTATAAGGATTGTTAATCGGAGTATGCTCTAGGGTTTCTGTATCAAAAATATGAAATCCACGAGGGTCATTTACATCATTCCAATACATTTCATAAGGATTACCAAGATAGAAGATGCGTCCATTATCAGAACGAGTGTGGTAATGACCAGAAAATACCTTTGTGAAGTTTGAAAAAATATTCGAATCCAGTCCATGCTCCTCCATAATCAGATTTCGATTGACACGAAACCCTTGAAGTTCCAAGTGCCCAAATGCAACCTTTGCTTTTGACTTTTTGATTACATTCATCGTTTCTTCATAGTTCTCACTACAAATCCATGGAATGAACGTCATATCAATTCCACCGACTTTTGTATTTGTTGGAGAACTATAAGTTTTAATGTTTGAATAAGTCTTGAGAAGAAGACTTGGAGAATTCACATGATTAGTATTCTTATAATAACAATCATGATTACCAACAATCATATGAACCTGATGGTCCCGCAAAGGTTCAAATACAACACGCTTCGCCCATTCCAAACTTTGATAGTCAATTGACTTCCGACTATCAAAAGCATCGCCCATATGAATGACTGCTTCTACCCCATGCTCTTTTAAGGCAGGGAAGAATACATTCTTATAGAAGAGTTCAAAGTGGTCATGAAGATGTTTAGAACCTTTGCGGGCACCAAAATGGCTGTCGGAAATTACGCCGATTTTCACTTTTGTTGCCTCCTGCTATTTTCTTGGGCAGTTTTCATAAGATGCTCTTCGTGAGTAATAATTTGGAGATTATCTGGGTGGTGCAGTCCACCCTCAAATAAAGGAATCATATGGTCTACATCATACTGCACTCCAGTGGTAAAAGTCAAGTGCTGTGCCTCTTGATATATTTCTTGAATTTGCCGAAGTTGTTGTTCGGTGATTTCAATTGGAATACCTTGTTTCAATCTAGCATATCGTCTTCTTTGCCTCTCACAATTTACTGCCTTACCTCTTTCGGTTTTAGCATATTTTCTCTTTATTCCATTGACTCTTTCTTTATTATCTTCACAATATTTTTGTTTTTTCTCCTTTGTCCTATAAGGTTTCATCAACTCTTCATTATTCAATTTTTCCAATCCTTTCTTTTTAAGGCAAGGAGCACAACTTGAAGTAGAAACATATTTTTCATAACTACCACAATGTTTGCAGGCAGTAGAACCTTCATAAGTTTTCTTACCTTCTTCTATTGCCTGTAATCTATTCTGTCTTCCAACACCGCTATATTGATTAGGCATAATGCTCCGTAATGCTATAACTATTTATAATTATTAAACATTACGGAGCACTTCATCGGTTGTTATTTCTATATTGAATAGCATCTTTCATACTGTTGTATTCGCTATTGTTGCCAGAAAGCAAGCCGTCATCAATCGTCATAACCTCATCAAAACCAGTGCGTTCAATAATCTTGGTCTTGATTTCTAGTTGTTTTTTCTCTTTTTGAATTCTTCTCAGAAATGCGTAGTGAATAATCTGAGTAAAGTATGCAAAAGGATTTTGAGATTTCTCTGGATTGAAATTATGAATGTACTGCACACAATTTTCAATACCATCGGAAATCATGTCCTCACGGAACATGTAGTTGACAAAATTTGGTTTATAGGAAAGATGAGTCGCAATCTTCAGAAAACATTCACCCAAGTAATTGGTAATACGTGGTTTCGGTAAATCGTTTTCTTTTGCATGAGCAACCTTTGCACGATAAACAATAAGTGCTTCTAAAAGTTCTTTATTGTTTACATAATGTTCTGATTTTTTCTTTGGCATGAGACTTTCATTTTTCCTATAATAAGTTATGTTTATTATACCACACTTTTGAAGGGCTTGACAAGATATAAAAATATGTGTAGACTAGGTTTGTCTCCGTTGAAGATGAGAACTAGCTTTCTTTAATACCTTTAAAGAGATTTTCAAGTTTCTTGCGAGCATCCTCTACTGAAGATACATATCCCATCTTATCAGATACTTTGACTTCTCCAGATGGTTTATATACTTCAATTGAATCATCATCAGTCAAATAGTGCTGATAGAGTTGAATTAATTTTTTATCTTTAGTTTCTGTCATGGTGATTACTTTATCAAGTTTAATCATAAAGAAATCATCATCTGCAAGTTCAATCCATGGTTTTACCTTTACATAAGAACCAGTGGGTCCAGAATTAACTTTCATGACTACTGGATTTTGAAGCACAATAATAGGATCTCCATCATTCTCATCTACCATGACGAGTGATAGAATTTCTTCACCTGATATAAGTTTTATAATTGCGTAAAACTCTTCTCCCATTATTCCTTTAGTGGTATATTTACAATATCATAATTAAAATTTTCTTCATTATAGATTTTGATTCTTTCGATTAAATGATTGAGAGTATAATTCTTTCTTGATTTATAACTAATATCATCGGCAATGTCATATAAAGTTGCTTTTACTTTGTTTTCTCCTTTTCTGAGAACTCTTCCGATAGATTGGAGATTTCTAATTCTCGACTTCGATGGTGAAGCAAACACAACATTATGTAAGTTACGAATATTGATACCGGTAGAAAAAGTCCCATAAGATGCCACTATAATTGCGTTAGATTCTTTTTCTGTTATTTCACGAACCTTTTCTCGTTCTTCAGTTTCCACTCCACCATGAATAAAGAAAACATGACGATTTGGTGATATGTTATTATTTATTAAATCATATAAAGGTTGACCATGACCTTCGACTCTCGAAAATAAGACAAGAGTATTTCCTTTTAAATCTAATGTAAGATTTTTAATAAAGTTGTTTCGTTTTGAATGATTGATAATATACTGAACTTCATCTTCAAAAACATCAAATCGATTCGGTGGGTGTTTCAATAGAAGTATTTTAATATCCAATTTAGCCAGATGACCTTTCTGCATCAGTTCATCTGTTTTAATAATCTTATAAGAAGGTCCAAATAATCCTTCTAAAACCCACTTATGAGTTTGACTTCCATCTAAGGTTCCAGTAAATCCAAAACGGTATTTTGCATCACAAAGTTTTGTCATTATAGATATTAATGACTTGGATTTAAACTGGTGTGCCTCATCGCCTACGACTACATTAAATCTGGCAAAATACTGCTTAGGCAATTTGTAAATGCTTTGCCAAGTAGTAATAATGACTTGGGAATCAGTTTCTCTTTCCTTTCCCGCGTAGATTTTGTGGCAAAATGAACCAACATCCCATCCATAATCTGCAAAATCTTTATACATTTGTTCTACAAGGGAAGTCGTTGGGACAACTATCAGAATATTTTGCTGTTTCTCAACATAATATCTCACAACAGAATATATCATTAATGACTTTCCAGAAGCAGTTGGAGATATCAATAACTTTCGATTATGTCGCAAAGCGTCGTATACTCCCTCAACTTGGTAATCGCGTGGGGCGTGTCTACTGATTGCGGTCATATAATCTTTCACACCTTCCTTTGAGATGTTCTCATTTACCTCAAAAGGAAGACCATAAAACTTATTATTTGTGAACTCATACGTGTAATTATGATCTTCACAAAATTTGATAATTCTATCTAAGAGCCCAATATAAATCTCACCTGTTTGTGTAGAGAATAGGCGAATTTTTCCGTCCCAGTATTTGTTGCGAAACTGGGGACTGAATTTTGCATTTGGAACATCAAACGTAAATTGGTCTTGAAGTTCGTAATAAACGTGAGGTTCTGCTTTAATATACAGATATACTTCGTTCTTTTTTGATATAATCAAATGACTCATATTTTATATCATCCCGATACAAATATTTATCGGCAATAAAAAAGGGAGTCAAACTCCCTATTTGTAATTTAAATTTATAACAACTCTTACTTTACTATTTGTACAAGTTGTTCCTCTATGTCTTATGTTTGAATCAAATGTAACTAATCTATTTGCAATACTTTCTATTTTTGTACCATCTTCAAATTCTGTCCACCCGTTATTTGTATTAATATAAAAAATTGATGTTTGAACATCTTCAACATCTATATGAAATTTCCTTTCAATTATTTTTTCTGTTCGTGGGCTTAAATTGGATTTAATTCTAACAACTTCTTTGATACTTAATTTTTCTAATAAAGGGATTAAGATAGTATCAGATTCTATAAACTTATGAATAAACTGATAATTATCTAAATCAAAAATATCAAATAATTGATTTGTATAATCGACAAATGGATTATAGTGCCATTCAAAATATGGTCCCATCAGATGATTTTGAATCTTTAAAAATTCTTCTTCTGATAAAAAATTATCTATTATTTTCATTTAATTAAATCCTGCTTGGAATTTATGCCATTCAATTGAATTTTTGATTTGATAAGTTCTGTTAGAAACTGTCTTAATAATCTCTTCTAAGAACTTAAGCATAATGTCATAATACCTTATCTTCAAGTCAATTTTAGAAAGTCTCTCATCTGCACTCATATACCTCTCTATGGCATCCTTTTCTCTTACCTTATAAGGAAATGGTTCTTCTACATAGACCTCTGCTGGCGCCTTTCCTGTGTAGTAATTATAGCGTTCTAAACGCACCTTATTATAAGTATCTCTTGCTTTCTCACGAAGAAGAGTGATTGTATTATAGATTGTATAATATTTTGAATGTAGTTGAGGAATTTTTAAAGATTCATCATGTAAGTTGTCAGGATCAATGACAGAATCTCTCTGCCACATCTCCTGTATTTCATCAAGATTCATGTACTTGTAAATGCATAAAGTGGTTTTCCGTCTAGACCTAGTATATCATAGATTGTGTATTTGAAAACCACCTCTGCCGTAAAATATTGAATATCCGTAACCGTTGAATCAAATTCTAATGAAGTTATGGAAACTGGAAAAAGGTCTTGAAATCTTACAAGTGCAGTATCTTTAAAATTGCTGTTTAAGATGCGAAGAGTTCCATCACTATATGCTCTTTTATCATCTTTAGTTCCATCCTTATCTGTAGTCAAAGTTGCATATTCTTGAAGACTTCCAGAACCACCTAAAGCAGTCAACCAGTTGTGAATAATCATATAATTTTCCATACTCTCGTCAACAAGAAATTTTAAATTGAAATCTCCAAAAATCATTTTACCACCAGGTTGTGGAATATCATTTAAATAATCTGGTTGAATGACTGTGGAAAGATTTAATTCTGGTAATCTTGCAGAATTGGAAAAAAATGGAACTTTTGGATACTTTGCCAAAGTAAATTTAAATCCAGTTGGAGATAAAAAATTTCTATTTCCAATTTGATTGGCAAGTGCATTTGTCATGATTTAATCCTCTTATTTTGATGGCTTTACTTTTGCCATTACTGGTTCTGGAGCAGTTTTTACATAAACTTTTTGTTTGCCAAATTCTTTCGAAGTAATATTTGGTTTACCCGAAACATCAGCAGCAGTTTGTCTTGCAAGATCAAAACTTACACCTTTATTGTATTGCCCAGATTTTCCAAAGTTTCCAGTATCAAATGAATGTGTTGTTGCAACAGGTGCTTTTGTTCCTGGTGCTTTAGTCATCTGAAGTTTAGTTCCAAAAGGTATAGATGGTTTGGAACTTGTTGGAGATTTGTATGGAACAGCAACTCCTACTGCAGTATCTGAAAATTTCTCTCCACTTGCAGTTTTTGAACCTGGAGTATCCGCTTTACTATAAGAACTTACTGTTACTGGTTTCCAACCATATCTTTTTTGCTCCGCATCAGTATGTGCTCTTTGAGTGAATTTTCCACTTGACTTATCAAGAACCCCCGATTGATAATTTTTATACGCCAAAACAGTTTGTGCTGGTTTTGGTTTAGGTAGTGGGGGAGGATTAAATCCAAAAAATTCTTGGCAGTTATATGCCTGCTCACAAAACTGCTTATAAGTTTTCATTGAATGGGATATTTTTAAATATTTAGATAAAAAAAGACCCCCCTTGCGGGAGGTCTGAGAATATGTGAGAAAGACTCACATGAGGTTATTAACTTTAACTCTTCTGTAATATACGTTGGAGTTGGTTGAAATAACACCAGGAGTTGCGGTTGAAGCACCCTTAGCAAATGGGTTGGCGACCAGACCATATCTGGTCTTAAAGCCAATCTTAGGCTGGAAGGTTTGCTCACCAACTGCACGAACCATCTGGAGAGGAACGTATGGGCAGTAGAAGAGACCAGCATCATAAGCTGAAGAACCCTTATAACCAACAACGTAGTATTGGTTTGCAGCAACGTTTGCCGAATATGGGTCGATGTAGACCTTAAATTTACCTTGGAGAACACCAGCAAAAGTATTGCCAGTATCATCAACGTTCAGATTAGCATTGAGTGCAGGGGTGTAATCGAGAACACCAGCCATTGCAAGTGCTGAAGCAACATCAGCAGAGCAGATGATAGTGTTGCCCTTCCCTCTACGAGTTTGCTGTGCAATTGCGTTTGCATCGCGCTCGATTTGGAAAATAAGACCCTTGAACTTCTCAACTGACCAACGACCGTTGGAGTCAACGTCGAGGTCAAAAGTACCACTGGTAGCAACGTTTGCCTGAGCACCAGGAACAGCACTCTTATAGATGGTACGAATAACTTCGCGGTTGATTTCGGCAAGAATCTCAGTTGAGAGAATGTTTGCTAATTCCGCTTCAGCATTCAGACCGTGGATTGCCTTGAGGTCCTGAGCGAGTTCTAATGAGTACTCAGCTTTCAGAGCTCTTGACTGTGCAGTAACGGTGACTTTCTCAATCGAGAATGCCATCTCGTTGAAATAGTTGGTGCTGCCGTCGCCAAGTGCCTCAGCGTTTGCGGTGGTCATCGCTTCGCCAACATTATAGTCAGTTGGCGATGTTCCTTGGTTGGTTGGGCTTAAGAGACCTGGGTTCGAACCTTGTTGGCTGGTAGTACCAAGACCAACAGTACCGTCGATGAAACCAGCGGTACGGTTGAAGCTATTGTTCTGACCAGAGAATGCTGAATCTGCTTCGTTGTAGAAGGCTTCAGTACCAGACTGGCTGCTATAACGTGAACGCATTGCGAAGATAAGTCCAGTAGGACCGTTCATTGGTTGAACGCCACAAATATCATAGGCGATCAGGTTAGGCATCGAACGACGGATCAGTGAGATCAGTACGGGGTCGAAACCTGCGGTAGGTGAAGATGAATTACCACTGAAACCACCAGTACCAGCAGAGTTGGTTGGTGAAGCTTCGTAAAGGAATTCGCGCTCTTCGCGGATTGATTTTTCTTGGTTTTCGAGCAGGATTGCGGTTACACTTCTACGATGAGAATCTTTGATTGGATCAAGACCTTCATAGTCGAGGAGGGGTGCCCACTTCTCCTGCAATTGTTCTACATTGAACATTTGCATTGTTTTTTACCTCTATTGGAAATTGTTAGTTTGACTTTATGATTTAAAAATCACTTTTTAGAAACTCTTTGGAGAGTCTGAAGATAAGCACTCATGGTGCCAGTAACTGATTGACCTTGGGTATAATCAGTTGATTCAGACAGATTTTCACTAGCGTTTCTTTGAGTACCAGCAGTTCTGGTTGGGAAATATGATTCCCTCAGAGTTACTAGTTTCTCACGATAGCTCTCTTCACTATCAAACTCAACATTTTCAGAGAGAGAAGCGAGTTTGTCCTTCTGAGAAAGTGCAAGACCCTCAGTGACTTCTGCAAAGATTACATCAGCAACCGACTCTGCTAATCTTCTATTAAGAGCAACGTTTCTTTCGATTTGCTCGTTGAGTTTTTCTTCCATTTCATCAAGTTTATCTACCATGCTCTCGATGACATCATATCTATCTTCAGGGATTGAAACATAATGATCTTCAAAAAGACCTCTCATTCCTTGGAGGAATGATTCAGTCATTTCGGTCTTCAGACCGTGCTCAACTGCGAGTGCATTTTCAGAAATCCACTCATCAGCAACATACTCAAGGTAAGCATCAACACGGTCAATAAGACCTTCTTTGATTGCTTCGATTTCTTCTACAAGTGCAACTTCATATGCTGCTTGCAGATCTTCTTTGATTTCAGCAACCTTAGTTTTGATTGCTGCTTCAAAGATGGTGCGAGCCTTCTCTTGGAATTCTTCGGAGAGCTCCTCACCAGCAAGGAGAGCATTGACATCTTCTTCGATATCAAACTCTTCCTTCATATCTTCTTCTTCATCTTCACCCTTTTCGTGACCCTTGCCTTCTTTCTTCTCACCCTTTTCCTTTTTGCCTTCCTTATGAGGAGCCTCACCAGGCTCTTCACCATCTTCCTTCTCTTCTGCTTCGGCAATCAGATCCTCTTCATCATACTCAGAATCTTCCTTCATACCTTGACCAGGTGCTGAAACTGAAGTTGCTGATGGGCGAAGAGTTTCTCCTGCACCCGCTTTAGCATTAACTACATTTTTGACTTGCTGAAGAGTTGCACCAGGGGTGTTAAGTTTTGCTGAATCATCGGTTGAACGATAATTTTCTGGAGTAGGACCACCAAGATCTTCCCAAGCACCTGTTTGTCCAGGAGCAATTCCAGTGGACAACTTGTGCATTGGTTCGGCAGGGGCAGCTCCTTTGGTTACTACGTTTTCCATTTCTTGTAAATTTCTACCAACGGACATTTGAGTGATTGTGTTATAATCTATATTTATTTATTAAATCAAAGATTTGAAAGAAATTCTTGGAACAATTCAACTTTATGTTCCTGAAGTGTTCTTTCATCTACTAAGGTATTAATTCTACGCTTAGTTTGTTCGGCAAGTTTTTCACGAAGAATTCCACCTTCCCAAACCCATTCTTTACCTTCCATAATTCCAGAAACAAAAGCATCTGGAGCAGAAGGATCGGCAACAATATCTGCAGCAGTTGCAAGCATAAAATCTTCACCAACAATTTTATGACCTTCATTGGTCATTCTAAGTGAACCTACACCACGAGAAGAAACACCAAGCATAACTCCTTCATTAATCAAAGATTTTGCAATCTTACCCATTGGAGTTTCTAGAAGTTGTGCCTTACCAATAAAATTAGTTCCCTTTTGTTCTAAGGAAACAATTTTATGAGAAACGCGGTCAAGATTAACAGTAGGTCCCTCAGGATGACCAAGTTCTCCTAAAGCACGACCTTTAGAAACAAATGCTTCATTGTATCTGTTTACCTCTTTTGCAAGAGTTGACATTGGATACATTCTTCCATTACGGTTGCAAATGTCTCCTTGAAGGAAAATACCTTCAATAAACATTTTCTTTTCAGCCCCTTTTCCTTCGGTGATGAATTTTACTTGTGAGACTTCTTCTGTGATAAGTTTCATTTTATTCTGATACTAGAGTGACTACTTCCGAAATATTGAAAAATGAATTTACATCATCAGTCAAGCAAGCAACTTTGACGCTTTTTACTAATGTTGCTGCACCAACACTCACATTAGTAACTGAGCTACTATCAAAATTTAAAGTAACTGAGGAATCAGTTAATGAAACAATGGTATTATGGGTGGTATTAATTCCAGATGTTGTAGCACCTTCAATGGTTACATAATCTGTTGCAACAAATGGATTACCAGCATTATTATCAAATGTTACTGTGGTGGTAGCACCTGTAGTAATACCGGCAATTTTTTGCCTCTTCATGCCTTCTTTCAAAATATCTGTTCCATAAGGAACTACATGAAAAGAATTTCTATTTACTGTGGGATTAGTTCCAATAGAAACATATCCACCATAACTACTTGATGTTGCACCAATTGTAATTCTCAAATAACCAGTCTTAAGTGCAATGGGAACACTTGTTATAGCAACACCGGCAGATGGTGATAATCTTGGAATTTGAACGTCTTGGATAACTTTAAGTGCCATTATTCTTGGTCCTCGTTGTAATCTTCATCTCCATATTCTTCAGTGTCTTCATCATCAATTTCAAATTCTCCCTCGCTTTCGGAATCATCGCCAAACATGGATGTAGCAACATAGGGGCGAGCACTATCTACTCTTTCTGCTGCTTTTGAATATAAAAGATCCTTAATTCTGTCGGATACATCCGCAGCAGAACCGTCAGTTGCAATCAAATCGATAAGTTCTTCCATAAAATTATTTTTATTATTATAAGATTATTTATATCTTCCCACCTTTGGGCTCTGGAGGAAGTTGTGGTTCAGGTGCAACCTCTGGCGGAATTTCACCCATCGCCTGTTGCTCTGGAGGAACTTCTGCCCCAGGAGGTAATGGATTTCCCATTTCATCTACTGGAGCATTTGGATCTGGGAGAATTCCTTTTTGAATTTCATCTTCAATTTGTTGATCAATTTCAATAATTTCTGAATCAGTTTGACGAAGAATTTTCTTACGAACATATTCAGTAGAATAGTATTTGCCAATATATGGTTCCATTTGAGTTAGTAACCCTAAACGATTGCCAAGTAGTTCTGCTTCTTTCAATTCTGCAAATTGATTATCATATAAGAAATCATATTGAATATGATCTGTCATTAGATCCCAATCTTCGGGAGTTACGATATTTTTGAGAAGTAATTGAGTGCGGAGTAAATCGTTAAACATATTTGCAAAACGCTTTCTTAAGCGTCCAACAAATTTTGCAAACTTAAGTTCATCTCTTAAAATTTCTGATGAACGACCAAGATTAAATCCATCACCGCCACCAGCAATCCTGGATTCTGGAACTCCCAATGCCCTATAGAGTTTCTTTTGGAAATATTCAATATCTTGAAGTTCTCCAAGATTTTGTCCACCTGGTAAAGTAGTGATTTCAGTTCCGCGACCACCCTCTCTTCTTGGCAACCAGAAATCCTCAAGCATACTCATAAATTTACGGTCATCACGAACTTCACCTGTATTTGCATCATAGACAAGTTTATTTCTGTAACGAGACATAACATCCTTAAGGTACTGCTCTGCTTTTACCTTAGGAAGATTGCCAACATCAATATAAAAAATTCTACGCTCAGGTGCTCTTGAAAGTCTATAAATGACTAGAGAATCCTCAATCATTCTAAGTTGATTGAGTGCCTTAATTGCTTTGTGGAGATATGAAAGAACAGTTCCTTTATTTCTATCTACCAATCCTGAGGTGCAATAAGTAATTGAATCTTTTGCAATTTTTATAGAATTCTTTGATGCCCCTCCAGTCAAACCGCCAATTGAACCTGCTGGATAATTTGGTGTCGGACTATAGATAAAATATTCTTCAATTTCTGGATATGTAACTTCTTGAGTTTGTAGACTATTAAGACGAACCAAACTTGTATTTGCATCAGGTTTTTTCTCCTGACGAACATGCTTCATTTTCATTGGATCGATGTATCTCAATTCCTGTATTCCTGCCTCAGGATTTTTTACATCGATTACTTTTAGATAGAAAACTCTTCCATCAACATACCAATTCCTAAAAATTTCATGGCACTTCTTATCAAAGTCCATGATTTCTTTAATATATTTAAATTCACTTCTGATAATATCCTTCAACTTGTCACTTGCATTCAAGTTTGACAACTCAATTTCAACTGGCGAATCATAAAGATCGCTCACAAGTGCTTCATTTACAACATCTTCAATTGCAGCATCGCATTCTGGATGAAGAGACATCTCACGATATCTGCGAATTAAATCATATTCAGTTCTGTAGACACCTTCAATATCTACATATTGACCATAAAATCCTGATTGAATATAATAATCAACCCCGTCCTCATTATTGGGAGGAACGGGGGAAATTATAGATTTGGATTTCTTTTCGTTGCCTTCAATCGAAAAACCAAATAGTTTCGCCATTTTATAAATTTAAACTGTTAATATCTACTATTTAGTTAATATCCTGACCACCAGCTTTTGCTGATGTTCCTTTGACTGCTTCCCACCAGAGAACTTGCATTTCTACAGTAAACTCCTGAATCGAATCAGTTTCGTATGAAAGATTGATTGTGGAGATATTTGTTGGGAAAAGATCATACATGTGATATGCTCTCAATGTTGACCCATCACGGTCTAATTGATAAACATATGCATCTGCTTGATAAAGTGCTGGATCAGTAATACCAGTATTATCAGACACACGATTAATTGTATTCATCCAGTTTTCAAAAGCAGAACGAATAGCAAAATCTGTGTCGTTAATAACTGTAATCGTCCAGGTTTCAAAAGTGCGATCTCCTGCAAGTTTCAGAGTTCTTCCTCTGAATGCAACTTCGAGTGGTGCTACACTTGAAGAAGGTAGAGCAGCAGATTTTACAAGTAATCTTGATTTATCAAGAGTATTGGAATCAGTTGGTGCTGCAGCTGGGAAAGAAAGAACTACTTCGAAAAGATTACTTCTAGCGCCACCACCCGACAGTTTACTTTTGAAGTCGGTAATCTTCCTTAAAGGAGGTGGATTTAATTGATTTCTGGTTGCCATAGTTTTTTAAACCTCTAGGTTAATTAAAATTTTCCGATTACTTCTTCAAAGGAAACACCAGTTTTGGTGGCGACAAAAGTAAGACCAATAAAGTTAATTGATCTTGCAGGTTTAATGTAGATGTCAGCAACAAATTCATTATTATCTATAACAGTAGCAGTGTTATTTGTTTGATCACAAATAACAACATAATCATAAATCCCTCTTTTCGCTTGAACATCGCGGAGGAATGGTTCAACAGTATTTACAAAGTTTGTTCTAGTGATTTCATCATTAAATTCGAAGAGTTGATCCTTTGCAGCATTCGTGATTGCATTTTCAAGGTGAATGAACAGACGACGAACATTAATGCGATCAAATGCTGATGCCTTAGCATATCCAGTTTTATCACCAAACAGAATAATTCCTGCTCCTGGAGAGAAGATTACTGGATTGACTCTATTTGTGTAGAGTTTATCTCTTTGAGAATTCGATGGATTGTATGCCAATTTAACGGCATTTAGAATAGCACCTCTATTTGTTCCTGCAGGTGAGTACCATGGGAAGTTATTAATATCATTACGAGCACAAAGACCAGCAATATCTCCATTTAAAGGAACATATCTAAAGGTATTTGAGAATCTATCATACATGTACTTATAACCAGAATCAAATACTGCATAAGTTGATGAAGTGACTGGTGCAAAGAAATCAGTTACATTCGTGGTAATATCTGCAGCAGAATTGACTGTAACTGCAGTTTGTGATGAAGTATCAGTTAATGCAGCACCTCTATATGGTGAAATGAATGCTAGAGAATCTTTTCTTAGTTCTGCAACCGAAATCAGTTTATTTGCAAGTGCTTGAGCAGTTTCCTTACTGTATCCTGCAGATCCCATCAACAAGAAATCAATCTTATAATTATCGGTGTTTTCAAATAGGTCATATCCAGATGACAGACCTGTGAGAGATACTGTAAGTGCCCCAGATGCTGTAATATCTGCCGCGCCATCATAGTTCTTACCACCTGCTAAAGTATTGGTTGAAGATCCAGTAGCGCCAAAAATTACCCCATCAGTTCCACCATCAGCAGTTTGATCCCAACCATAATCTTCGTCTGGGGTGAATCCTGAACTAAATCCAGTTGTTACAATGCCTGCAGGTGCTCCACCAGCAAAGATATACTGAGAATTAGATGCAATATACTTTCTCCAGTAAGAAGTGCTTCCTGCAGAAAATTCAGCATCTGTTGCTTTTGAAAGTGAAAGATGCTTTTCAAGAATTGTTCCAGCATTTCCAGTAACATTTCCAAGAGCATCAATTACTACAACATGAACTTCATCAAATCTTGAGTTTCTAGCCGCAGCAAATGCTGAAGTTGAAGGTCTTGGTGCAATATTATTCCAATTAATGGTTGAAGTCGAAGTTAATCCGATGGTTTGCTGATCAAACCAGTCTGTCTTAGAGAATGGAGTTGCAGTAGCAACTCCCGTATTGCTACTATTATAAACACTAATACTTGTAGAAGAATCGAATTGATAAACTCCACCTGGTTGATAATCAACTGCAGTTTCAGTTCCGTTTGTAACATAACTCAGAACTTTAACATCAAGAGTGCTTGCTCCAATTCCAGTAATAATACCCTTTAAGTATCCGTTTAAGGATGAAGTTGAACCTGCTCCAGGAAGAGTTGTAGTAATTGCTTGAGTTACTCCATATCCAATTACTGCAGAAGATGTAACAATTCCTAAAGTTTGGTCAGCTTTAGCATCGATGATTGCAACTCTAATGCCGTTTGACCATGAACCTGGATTCTTTGCCGCAACGACTACATTAGAAATAGTATTTTCGTCGTATCCAAGTTGAGTATAGTGATCTAAACTCTTAATTTTTACACTCGAAGCAGTTCCAACAAATCCATTTTTTAAATCTGCATCATCTGCTCTTACAACTTGAAGTGCTCCGCCATATGCAAGATATGAAGAAGCAACCAACCAATGCTCATAATGCTTATCAATCGCATAGGGCTCTCCGAAAGTTTTCAGTAAATCATTCTCATTCTCTACCAAAAATGGTGAATCTACAGGTCCTTTTGCAAAAGGTGCAACAATTGCACCGATTTTGTTCGAAGGAGAAGTAGCTCTTCCAATCGTTAAATCAACTTCTTTTACTGTAATTCCAGGAGATGCTAAATTTAGTGGCATCTTTATTCTCCGTCTATCCAGAATATTCTAGAAGTATTTATAAATTCCTCCCCCTTCACCGACTACCTATAATCCCACATATAAGATCGGTCTCCATATTCATCAACATTCCATATTTCTTCTGACTGAATTCTATTTTGTCTATCAGCAAATACCCATCTATCTCCAGTTTCAGAATCAACAAAAGATTCCATTTCATCTAAACCATCCACAATAAAACCAAAAGGAGACATATCTTGCTCAATTTGATTTTTTTGCTCTTCATAGATTCTTTTACGAACATCATTGTTCGTCATTTCTTTAAAATAATCTTGAGCAACTAACCAAGAAAAAATAACCAAGCACATCGCTAGGTCATCATTACATCCTTCTTCTGCCTCAAATGAATTCTTTCTTTGAATAAACGTCGTTAGTTCTGAAATAATATCATAATCTTTGACAAGTAATTTATCATCTTCAATTAAGGTTCTTAGATTAGAACATCCCAACTTTTTTACAGCAGCAGTCATGCGAACACCCAGTTGAGATTTCTTACCACTAAATCCAGATCCCACAATCTGCCCTGCACGACCTCTCATCGCACACATCAAAACATTATCATATTCGAGATCAAAGTGAAGGATATTTGCTACTTGGTCTCCAATATCATTAACTTCAACCAATAACCAAGAATCATTATATCCCTTTGCTACTTCATGAATGATGCTTGGGAATAACATCGGTTTGATTTCATTATTTTTATATTTTGCTACTACTCTATATGGAAAATTTGTAATATCAAAAACAATAAATGCAGAGTAATCATTTCCAATACCGCGAGCAACATCAACTGTGATTAGGTAATTATTCTCTTCTTTTGGATGCTCGTAAACATCTAAACCAGCATTTCTTTTAAGTGGATCATCATAGACAAGAGTTCTTAATTTTGCTGCATTAATTAAAGTATCAACCGACCCTAAGAACTCGCAGTTATGAGATATTATATCATTTGAATAATATAAATTATCTTCTCCAACATCTAATAAATCATAAAGATATACTCCTTCTTCTACTATTTCATTGTATACAATTTTTTTTCCTTGTAGGATGTCATCCACTTTGATTGTGGATGCTTTAATTTTTTCTGACCCAAACGAATGATTTTCGGAGCACTTTATTTCTGTTCCATCCTCAAAAATTATCCAGTGATAAAATGGTTTATAAACTTTCTGAATACCTGAGAAAGATTTAAACCCAGTGGGGGTTTTTACTAATAAATCTTTATTAAGTTTAAACATTTTTCCAACACTCCTTTAAAACTATTCTTTTAAGTCCTTGTGATGTTAAATTATACTTATCAGCATATTCTTTACAAAATGCTTGGATGTATGACATTTTTTTTCCATTTTTCATAATCAATCCTACCGATGGTAAATCTGGTTTTGTATCAAATAAAATGCGTATTTCCTTTACTTGGTCATCGGTAAGTTTTCTACTAAAAACTCTACCTTTCCTAACTTGCTTCATTTTTGAGATTGTTTCTTCCGAGAAGCAATTTTTCACACCTTTATTCCAAGGGATGTTCCCTTTATCTACACCACCTATTCCAGTTCTATCGTAATTATCAAAACCTTCTCCTCCTGTGGATTTATTCCATCCATTTTTATAGGTATCAAATTGTTTTATATAATTAATTTCCAAATTTTTTGCATCTTCAGCAATATTGGTTTCTTCTACAATCTCAAAAATATGTTGAGGTTTGCTATTTTTATGGTCCCTTTTTCTGGTGTTAGGGTCCTGAGTCTGACCAATATATTTAATATTATCGTTCAAATCTTTAAGTAAGTAGATATAATACATTTTTATTATTATTTATAATCCAAAAAACTCACATTCGTTGATAGAGTTCTTCCATAGTAACATTATGGGTGTTACCTTCATCATCAATTATTTCTATTTTAGTTTCTCCACTTAAACATTCAAACTCAACCTTAAACTGTTGTTCACTAGTATTAGCAATCGTCTGTGCCTTCCATGCATCGTCTCTACCAGGGACTTCAGACCAATGCACATCCGTTGGCACATATTCGTTCTTGCCCCTCTCAGCGTCATGCCACATGCGGTAGAAGTGATTCATACCGCGTGGTGTAGAAACAATAATTACCTTTGTGCTTTGACCAGAAGAAATAGTAGGATAAACAGAGGCAAAGAAGTCATCAGCAATATGATTCGGGATGAACGCGAATTCGTCAAGAAAGATGACATTATAGGATCCGCCTCGAACAGCAGATGAAGAAGTAGAGTTTGATGAAATTTTTGATCCATTTTCTAACTCTAGAGAGCCCTTATTCCAAGATATAATACCCTGTTGCATCCACTTGGGTAAATTCTCATAAGCAAGTTGCAATCTTCCGAGAAGGTCTCTGGCAGTGGATGCTTTGTTCGCTAGAATAGCTATATTGACATTATCGTTGAATACTGCATAATGTAATAGATATGAAACACAAGTCGTAGATTTACCCGTCTGACGAGGCATCTTACAAATATTAAATCTATTCTTATGGAAATTTGTTACAAGTTTCTCTTGAAATGGATACATCTCAAAAGGAACAAGACCGTGGTCCAGAGAAACAATTTTAATATAATTCTTTGCGAAATATACGGGGTCTTCCTTACACTTTAAGAACTCGATAATTTGTTCTTCAGTAAATTCAATCGGCGTATTCGCTTTTTTGAGCAGAGGATTGCCCAAATAGACATCATTAGACATAATAAATTACCTACTAATTTCTTCCCAGTCCATAGATGCATGAATATCAGCATTTAAACTTGCAGAAGCGACCAATGTGAGTTCATAAGGAGTTCCAGTTAATCCATCTCTTTCTAATTGGAATTTAAAAAGTGCTTCTTTGAGAATATCTACAGGAACAGAACTTTGTTGAGTTGAGGTGAAATATCCACTTGCCAAAACTCTTCCACCAGTAACTGTTCCACCATCAATTTTATATTCAACAGCACTATCAGAACCAGCACTTGTCCAAGTTCCTCCAGATGTGGTAGCACTTGCTCTCACTTGCCAACTATAGTTTGCATTGTTTGTAATACCAAGCATTGAAATTGCCGTTAAGATTACAATACCATCTAAACGATTTGGAGATGCTTTAAGACGAAGAGAAATGACTGGATAAAAAGTTCCAGTAGGTAGTGGTAAATTTACTGGAGATGTGATTGTGGTTCCAACTGCTTGTTGCAATCCACGAAGTTCATAACCACCTTCTGAAATCACAGTAGAACAAACTTGTTTAAGTGTGCTTGAACTTGTTGTTACTCCAGTATTTGTAATCTCATATCTTATTGGTAATGATGCTGTTGTGATATAAGTTGATTGGACTAGATTTGCGTGATGAAATGAATGACAGTGAATAAATTTACCATCAATCACAAAACCAACTCTAACTGTTCCCAGTCCCAACCATTCAATATCAGTCCACATAATTTGACCTTTGGATGGGTCAAGTGTATATCCAGAAGGTCCAGTTCCATCTAACTTATCATATAACCAAGATGATTGTGGTACATGAGTTTCTGATAAGATTCCACTTACAATACTTCTTTCTACAAAATTTAAAGTAGTTCCATCTGCCTCAAAATAAATTCCATTATCAGCACCAAAGTATCCTACTCTCTGACGAAGATTGTTTTTAGGTGTATTCATTACAAATGTATTCATTATTTGTAATGATTTTCCTGGTTGATAAGGGAATACTTTTGTCGTTTCTCTGATGACTGATTCACCACTTGTGGTTCCAATACCAATATTAACCAATCCTTGAGTTGTTACAAATCCAACAGTTGCACCAGTCCCAACAATCAAACTAGTAAAAAGATTATTATCTCTATATCTGTGAGAAGAATCAAAAAGTGTTAATGGACTTGAAGTTCTTAAACGACCAAATGCATCGTGTTGGTCTAAACTTGGTTGATATAAATGAGACATTAAACTACCCTCCAACCGTTTCTATAAACAAAAGTAAGTGAACCAAAATCATATGCAAGAATTGCTCTGTCCTGTCCGTCAATTTTATCTGAACCTGATGGAAGGATTGTGATATATCTATTCGTTCCCTTGGATGCTTCTCCAAGTTCATCTTTTACTATGTAGGTCTTTCCATTTTTTCTTGGTGTTGGAAGTGTTATAGTAACTGCTCCAGCATAATTAACACCAATGTAATAATCCTGTGGAGTTATTGTATAAGATGATGATGTAACATATGTAAGTGGCATATCCATATATGCCAAATTAGTTTCACCACCACCACCTAATGTGGAAAGTTGTTGCTGAATACGAGAAAGAAAAAGTTTATAATGATTTTGTAAATCATCAAGTGTTGCAAACTTTTGATCCAGAGGAGTTAATGGATCATTTTGTTGCTTAACATTTGATGGTTCGGCAAGAAGACCAAGTGATTTTTCAATTAATTCTTCTTTATTATCTTCAAGAACCTCAAGAACTTCATCAAAAGATTCTTCAATTACATTTTCAATAATTTGTTCTTGTTCTTTAGGTGTATCCGAATACAACCATTTTTCAAATGCTTTAACCGTTTGTTGTTCTTGTATTTTTTTCTTTTTAGTTTCTTTTTTTAAATTGGCAAATTCTTCAAAAAGAGAATTTAATTCCAAGTCACCGACTACAGAATTAAACTCTTCTTTTTTCTTTTTTTTATCTTCTGCTAATAATTTAAAAAAATCAGTTAGTTCTGATGACATATTAACAATTCCACTTTCTCAAAGATAATGCTTTTCTTGTTGGGCGTCCCTTTTCATCTTTCATAGGACCAGGCATTCCTCCCATACGAGCACAGAATGACTTTCTACGTTTTGCTGGTTTACTATTTGGGTCAAGTTTTGAAGGTGGTGTTGTAACCGCCATTGAAAGTTTTGAACCCTTATGTTTTTCACGATATGATTCAATACCTATTCTATTCAATCCGCCTGTAGGATTTTTGCCTTCTTTTCTTTGCCAAGCAGCGGATGCTTCTGTTACAAATTGATTGAATGTTTTTATTTTTTCTGGTTTAATTAAATCAATAAATTCAACATAATCATTGCCGTTGGCATCTTGAATAGTTACTGATTCTTTTTGCATTTCTCCACTATCAACATAATCTGCTGCAGTATCAATATAATCTGCTGCTTTTGTAATCTTTGATTGAACCCATGCTTCAATATTACCTTCACCTTTCATTTTCTTTCTGAGTCTCTTTGCCGCAGAAATAATTGTTGAAAGTTCAGAACGAGCCATAGAATATTCGTGGTCATATCCTTCATTAGCGGGATGTACCTGAGCAATATCAAACTTCATTTGATTTGTAGTCAACATAGATGGTGTTGAATATAATGCCCAGAATTTTGGACCATACTTACATTCTGACTGAGTTTCGTCCTTTTTACATTTTGGACAATATCTTACCATTCCAGTTTCCTCTTTGACGGGGACACAATTTGGAACCATTTTCTTACCTTTCTTTTTCATACTAATTGCAATCGCTGCTTGTTGGGCAGGATTTACTGCTTCACTTTTTGTTCCCCAATTATCAGCACCAACCTTACGACATTTGACAAGTGCTCCTGATGCATATGCACTTGGCCAAATTTTATACCTACTTTTTACTTTATTATAACAAGCATCTTTTTCACCTTTCTTTTCTTGAATGTATTCTTCTTTTGTCACGATTTTTGCATCTCCTGATCTGTTTGGATTTGGGTCCTCTCTACGCTTTTTAGCAGCTCTTCTACTTCTTTCTTCTTTACTCATATTTTTACGATCATCAGGATCGCGACAAAATGGTTTTGTAGTTTGCCCTGGTTGTTTGGCACATGGGTTTCCATCATATTTTCCACCTGCTTGAACCCATCCGCCGTCATCAAACCATCTATGTAGACTATATTTTGGTGATGATGCCCCAATACCGTCTGTTGCTTCTTTCACATCTTTGAACTTTTTATGTTCTTTTTTGGCAGATGCCTCCATTTTTTTCAAGCGAGTATAATAATCTGGAATCTCATCCAAATGTTGAAGAGCAATATCGGTCGCAAGAACTTTATCTTTTGTATGCTCATGTTCAATAGGAATTCCCATATCAAGTTGATGCTTTATAAAAGAAACATCAAGACGATGCTTCTTTGCAATCTGTTCAACGGATTTATGGGGTTTGAGATGATCCAAGACAGTATAATTCTATTCTTTATTATTTAGAAAACCTTGCTTGAGTAATTTTGAGAGTTCTGAGGTTGACCCAACAAATACTGCATTGTTTGTAACATTATTGGTCGTTTTAACAGTATCCTCTTCAACATCCTTAAGTTTTTTCTGAAGGTCAATTAATTTATCTGTTGTATCAGCAACGCTTTTAATTAATTGTCCAGCAACTTCATATGCTCTTGGAGAACCACCTTCTCCGGCAAGTTCCATGATCCCGTTAATTGCCTCTTGACCTTTTTCAATCAAAGAATAAAGATTCGCACGAGTATATTCATAATCTTTTCTAATATCATCTGATTTTACTGGAAGAATATCCAGTTTTTCCGTAGGTTTTTCTATTTCTACAATACTGCTTTCGATATTCAAAGCATTATCCAAACCTTCATAATTATTTTTCATAACCTATTAAATATCCTTTTGTTGAGTAGGACTCCATTCTTTGGAATCATTGAAGAAATCCCAATTTTCAGTAAATCCAAAATCATCATTTGGACCAGCATCAATTGGATCTGGCTCAACCGTGTATCTCATCTCTCTCTTTGCGATAGAAGTGTCAGTGCCAGTATAGACATCAACTTGAACCTTGCGAATAAGACCTTCACTACTATCTGCAATTGGACCAAACAGATATGTTTTAGCAGTAAAATCTAATGTGTAGATTAAAACTCTTCTTGTGGAAAAATCTCCTTCATAATCATCAGTAAATGAAACATTATTTAAAATGACAGGAATATCTCTTTTTTCTCCTATGGAATCAATTAAATCAACTGTCAAATTAAATGCTGGTTGGAAAAATGGCAAAATTTGCTCAACAATCTGTAAAGCATCATCATTTAATTTTGTCATGATACTAAGTTGAAATCCAATATTATATGGAACAGGTAGATATACTTTCTTTAAATTAACACCATCAGAAGCTTTAAATGTTTGAGAAAGATTTGCCTTCCTTGTTGGATCATATTGAATGGAAGTCATTTCAAATGACATTCTTGGAAGTGTCATTGCAACTGGTTTATTTAAATTTGCCTGCTGCTCAATACGTGCTAGAAACTTTTGTGTTGGTCCATATGCAAAAGGAACTCTTAATTCACTATAATCATTATTATCAGCATCTTTATGTTTGATGTAAATTTGATTGAAAAGAGTGCCAAATGCAATAATGGTTTTTCTTATAATCTGGTGATAGTAATAAGTTCCTAACATTAGTAATTTCCAAATGGATTTGATTCTGAAAAATCGACAATGAGATCTGCTTCCGCTTCTATTTCATCATTTTGTTCATATTTATCATAATTATCTGGTTTTTGATATGCAAGTAAAGAATATCTTGCAGAAGATGCAGATCCAACAATAATTTCTCCGGGTTGAAATGCTCCATCGGTTATGCCAACCTTTAAAATCTTAGTATCATAATCCCAAGATTTAACTCTTGCTCTTGTTCCTGAAGAAGCACCAATAGCAACTTCATTGAATTGATATGTACCAATTCCAGTTGCTGGGGGTGCTGAAATTGTTGCCACAATCGTTAATTGTGGATAATATCCTGCTCCAGCATCAGAAAGTAAAACTTGACTTATAGTTCCTGCAGCACCTACAACTACTTTACCTCTTGCCCTGATATTAGGAGCATCATTTGGAGAACTGAATGTAATTGTTGGTGCTGTCACATAACCAGTTCCAATACCACTTATGCTTACTGATTTTACACCACAATAAGCATTACTAATGATTTCGGAAGTTGCTGCCGCACCAACACCATTTCCACCAGAAATAGTCACAGTTGGAGCAACAGTATATCCAGATCCAGCATTTGTGAGGAGAATTTCTTTAACTGAATAACTTCCACCCAAACTAGTTGTTATTGCTACAGCAGTGGCATTAGTTCCACCAGATGGTGCGGTCGATATTGATACAGTTGGGGTCTCATTATATCCATATCCATCATTATTAAGAATGATTCTTCTTACATAACCACCACTTGTTTTTAAAGTTGTTGCAGTTTCTTGTACAGAAGTTGAGAATAATTGAAGTTCTGTCATATATCCATATTGCTCTAAAGTATCATCAATTTCTTGAACAGTAGTACTATCATTTTCCCAACCTCCAATTTCATCCTCATATTCAAATAGTTCACATCTCAACTCATAAACATATAATTTTCCTAATTGATAAAATGGTTGCTCATGCTCAACAAATTTTACTTCAAATAATCTTTGTCCTAAAGGAAAATAAACTAAATCACCTTCTCTTGGTCTCGATGTTAATGTAATTTCAGTATCAGAACTTGATTCCAAAAATGGAGAAATAAAATCTTCAAATCTTTCTTTGGAAATAATCAAACTTACTTCATCTTTTAAACTCATTCCAAACTTTGTTAAAAGATCTCCCTGCCCGGTATATCCCTCATAATTATTGACATATGCTTCAATCGCATAATTATCATTAAATTTAGAAGATGTTACTTCTCTCAAAATAGTTTCTTGTCTTACATATTTTCTTGGAATGTAGTATACTTCTACACCATACATACGCAACTGCTCATTAATTAGTTCTTGAACTAATCTCTGTTCATTTGGTGAGCCTTGTAAGAAAAAGGGATTAAGTGCCATTATTATCCAATAAAATCGTAAGGTGGAAGTTCGTATTCCAAAGCCATTCTTTGTTTTATATCTTCTAATTCTCTTTCTGCATCTTCATAAAGTTCTCTACCATTCAACTCAATTCCACCGGGAAGTTTTACCCCTCTAAATTTAATTAAGTTTTGCCCCCACTGTTTTTTCATCAGGGCAGTAAGATATTTTTTCATAAAACTATCATTATAAACCTTAGTAAAACTGGCAGGATCTAATGCCCTATAGCAGTCAATTACTAAAAAGTTTCCTACTTTTTGTGATGCCCAATCAATATCCAAATACATTCTATTTTGTCTTTTATTAAATCTAACTTGCTTATCAGTTGTCAGAAGAAAATCAATATCTTCCAAATAACTTTTTACCATAGCATATTGTAATAATTCAACGGAATTAAAATAATATAAGTCATTTAAAAATAACTGATATTTGATACTAAACATTCCTCCAGAAATGGAACTAGTATCAAATTTAAATACCTTTTCAATACCAATTACAGAATCTGGTACTTGAATAAAATTAGAAGTTTCATAAAAATTAAATGTTGTAGTACCAATACCACTAATATTTGCAGATCCAGTTGTAGTTACTATTCCGACACCATTTGTTCCATTTCCCCTACCTCTATCAATATCTTCCTGAGTGATTTTATATTTCAAGTACATTCTTTCAACACCATCGAAGTGTCTTTCATTGAAGTATTGTAATGCATCATCAACCAAATCATCAATTTGGTCATCATCTAAGTTAATTTCTAATACTGGAGCACCTAGTTTGCGAAGACAATAATCAATAAGTTCTTGTCTAGTTGTTGGTTTTGCCATCAGTAGGTTCCTCCATCGATAGTTCCTATAATATCTCCATTGAAATTAATGTTGCCCATAAAAGTGGTTACTCCGACAAAATATGAACTTCCACTTACATATAAAGATGTAACAGATGCAATTCCACCTACTACATTTAAAGTAGTCTCGGATGCTCCCCCAAGACTACTAATAACTTTGACAGTATTTTGTTGACCAACTCTGACTTTTAAATCATTTTGAGAGTCTGTTCTAACATTTATATCTGCCATTATCTAGTAACTCCTTCCCTTACAAGAACCATTCCCTCAATAACTCTATTTTTAACCAAAGAAGAATCTGTAATTACTACATCATAAACATATCTTCCAGGTTTTATGCTTGCTGTTTGTGTAGCAGTCAATTGCAATCTAATTTTTCCACTAGTTGCTGGTAATTGTATATCGGCAGTAAATGCTATTGCAGTTGAACTACCAGACCATTTTCTCATCTGGGCAGCAACAGTATATCCAGTCAAATTGAATGCCGAATTTGTATCACTTCCTTCTAATGTAAAAGATTGGGTAAAACTAGACCCAGCGTTTACAACTAGATTATTGACATATACTGATGCCATTTATTTCTTTATTGCTACTTTTTATTTATACCTACAGAGCACCTAATGATTTTATAACTTCTTGTTGCTTTAAATATAGTTTGCAATACAATTTAGAAAAAATTTTCAATTCATCAAAATCCAACGTATCAATAACTCTAACGTGCTTTTCATATTCAAATAATTTATCAATTGATTCTAATGAAATGTCATTTGGATCCATTAATTAACTCCCTTAATAAAAACTTAATTTCATCAATATCTTTTTTCATATTATCTAATTCTCTCTTTTGAGATTCTCGAACGTTCAAACTATTTACATACTGCGTATATGAATTATTGTCACAATTAATTATAGCACCACTTTGCTCATCACGATACAAATTTGGATGCCCCTGAACTGGAATCATCATAGGATTGCAATACTCCTTAAATCTTTTAGTTTTGGTGCATATGCCTGGTTTGTTCCTGACATTACAATTTTAATAGTATAACCAGTAAAATCACCAATATCATGTGCAGTAAATTCATATTCTAAAAATTCATCGTTCAAACTTGCAGGAACAAATGTGTCAGGAAGACCACTATTTTTAGAAGGATTTACAACATCAGGATATCCATCTCCATTATTATTAATGGTTAAATTATCATATCCTGGGAATAATTCGAATGCTTGATTAACTTCACTAGAATCTGGTCTAATCAAACTATAAAGGACTCTAAAATCTGCAGATGAATGTCTGTATGCAGAAACAATAACTTTAAGAGTTTTTGCTGATTGTGCCAATCTTACAGTATTTGATACATAAACTGCTGCATGAGGATCGCCAATTAAATTATTTACTCTACCATCTGCCGCATAATTTGATATTGGTTTATTTAATCTATTACTATTCAATTTGATGGCAGATTTTTTCCAGAAAATCATTGGAGATAAATTATTATCAGTTGTTGAAAGATTTGCTTTAAGAGTAAAGGATTTATTTCTCAACAAATCGCCCAGATAAGTTTGCTCATTAATATCTGAGCAAATAATTCTGGTTGAAGTTAATTTATTTTCTCCTGTAATATCAATATCTTCATATCCTTGGTCAATAAATGAACTTTCAGTTCCATTCACACTAGTTCCACTTACTGTTCTTATCTGCCCTGAGAGAGAAGTTTTAGATCCTGGAACGAGAGCAGTAATTTGGGGAGTAATCAAATCATATTGAATATTTTCTGTAGCAAAACAATTTTCTCCACCTCCAGTAAATTCCGAATTAAATGAGAGTTGTGAGTAACTATTTGAACCAATGACTAGCGATGCATCGGAACTTCTATTTGTTGTATTTGAATCAATATTAGTTCTATCTATTTCAATATAATAATCATCAATTCCAATCCCAACATCACTAATATCGTGAGTTTTATTAATTCTTCTCAAAGAAACGCCATTAAATTCATACTTATAAACTAAAACATTGGGATCATGGTCTGATGCTTTTGTCGAATCTATTCCTCTAGTTAAAGTTGTGAGTGTTCCTGAACCAATTGCTTCATATTTAATAATTTCATCTTCAATAATTACATATCCAGGATTTGATCCACCAACAGGAACTCCCTCAAAGGTTCCAAAATCTGCTGTAGATGCAACACTAATAATATTATCTGTAGATAAAATTTTATTTGATAATATTGTTGGAGCAGTTGCAGATTGTACATCACTAATAGTTAGTTTATTTGTATTCGCATACATTCCATGATCAAAATGATTTACTTTAATGAAATTACCACTATATACTCCCCCAACTGGTGTTGAGGATAGTATACTTGTTCCAGACAATGAAACTTTAGTTCCGGAATCATTATAATATGCAAGTGTAGTTACGCCTACAGTTGGGAACGATTCTCCCTGAACATTAGTTAGATAAAGTGTGTCTAATGAAGTAACGTCTGTGATGGTGATAATAGCACCATTTCCAGCAACTGGAACAACATCAGATGTGACAATTCCGACAGTATCTCCTTTAGCATATCCACTTCCATTATTACTTCCATTTACAGAAACACCAGTAATTGTACCATTTGTTGCTGTAATATCAAGTCTTAAGTTTTTACCATTACCACTAAGTGTATAAGTTCCTACGTTACTTGTAGTTGTATAATTAGAACCACCAGTGGTAATACCTACTGAAGATGTTGGACCTCCAGTTTGAGAAATATATCCATAAACATAAGATTTTGTTGCCTCAGTAACTTTTCTACCAGTAGTTAAAATTCCAATTGTTGTAGCAGTTGAAGTAGTTTTAATTCCTACTGTGATATTTCTTGGTAAAGTTCTTAAAGAATTAGAACTTAATTTTTGGATGTAACCATTACTTTCATTTAGTGATGGATTTTGTAAGAATACACTACCCGATGTGGATGTGAAATTGCACTTATACAGTTTAAACTTAAGATCCTGATACTGATTTGCAGTCCATATGGAACCATTTTGAGATTTAAATAGACTTCCAATTGCAAATTGTTTAGTATATCTTACACTTTCGGCATCGGGTAATGTTGATGTATTAACAGTTCTTTCGCCCATTTCAGCAATCCAAAGTTCATATTGATCGCTTTGACCTGCTTGAACTACGACAGCATATTCTTGATTTGGTGCAAGGTAAATTGGATAATCAAAAGTAACATTTGTTGCTACTGTACCATCACTCGAAGTATTAATCTGACTTGGTTTTAAAGTAGCAGATTTTCCAAGTACTGTTCTAGTTGGAGTTCCTAATTCGACAGTTCTTATCTCTACAGTTACTGGTGCATTTCCAGAATCTTTATGTGCGAAAAATAAATCTACAGCACTCAAATATACACCATTTGCATCATCATTAGGTAGATTTCCATTTAAACTTTCAACATTTCCACCAACACTGAACGATTGTGCAAGTGGGTCAACATATGTATTTACTGTTGTAGTAGTTGTAGTTGTTGTAATTGTCTTTTGTTTTTGTATGAATGTACCTTCTGAATTATAAATTGTTTCTCCAGAAGAAATTAATGTACTGCCAGGAAGTGGAACTTCATTTGTTGAACTTGATGTTAATCTGAAAGTTTTAGACCCAGTAGAAATTCTTACTGATGGTGCTGGTGTTGTATTTGGATCCCTTAAGAAGAATGCACCATTTAAATCTCCATAATTATCTGAAATTAATCTCAAATCTTTTACATAAGCTACAGCACCACTTGATTGTCCAACAAGTTTTGTGCCAACTGTTAAATATCCAGAGTATAATCCCTGAACTTCCTCACATAGGGCATTGATGTCTATATTTAAAACTTTAGAAGTTGCGGAATATGATTCTGGAATATTTTCAGACTTTACATATGGGTTAATATTGTATGTTAATGATGGAGAATTAAATGCACCTTCTTTGTGATTTGATTGTGCAACTCTAAATTTAATTAATGGTGTAAGAAGTCCAGAACTCGATGCACCAAAAAATCCAATAACAGTTTCTCCAACTTGAAATTCTGCAGATGCGCCATAATTTGCCAGAGTTGAATCTGTTGCAATTTCAATTAGTTTAGGAATAAAATCTACACCACTATTACTATCGAGGAATTGATAAAACTGAGTCAATGGTTTGAGATTTATTGCGGAAAATCCCGTATTGCGAGATCTCATGTATAATTCTGTTCCGCTTCCAACAATATTATCTTCTTCATTTACTGTAGATGTTGAGGTTGTGGTAGATCTTACAAATCTACCCCATCCTCCATTCCGGCTTACATTTCTTGATGTACTTATATTTACATTAACATTAACATCTTCTAATCTAATTGTTCTTACCCAACTATCACTTGATGGGTTTAGTTTAACAGTTCCATTATATGAAACAACATGGAATGGATTTACATTTTCTACTCTTGTGGCAAGAGGTTGTTCAATCCATCCAACGGATTCATACATCAATGTAATTGCATCACCAGTTTTTTTAACGTTTGAATCTAATAAATCAAAATCTACATTAAAATCTAAACTTTCATTAGTTATATCTTGCGCTGGAACTGGTTTTAATCCAATACTATTGTTACTAATCTTTGTTGTCAAATAATTATTTTTAGGATCGATTTCAACGGAAGAAACATTAAGATTGATTAAATTAGTATTTTTAAAATCATCTACAAAGAATCCTGTCTTAAATCTATTAATTCCTTGAGCATCTCTAATTTGTAAAGTTTGTGTATTAAGTTCAAGTAATGATAATGAAGTTACTCTTTCTAGATTTGTAACTCTATTTTCGATGGTATTAATATCTCTCATAGTATATCTTCTATTATCCACAAGAGATATTGTGGCATCTTTTGGGTTATAAAGATATGGTGGTAATGTAATAGTTGCCAATTCCATTACCTGATCAGGTTTTGATGGTGGTTTTGGAACAATAGAAGAGGAACCTTTAAGTAGAATGAAATTTCCATTCTTATCAAGATATAACTTATCAATTCTACCTAGATAAAAATTATATCCAACTAAAGAACTTTCATTTGGAGAAAGAATAAGTTTTGGATCTGTCCCAAAACTAGAAGTTCTTGATGAAAAATCAAATGGAGATGAAGATGAACCAGTAAATGCTGCAACTCTTGGTCTAAAATCTAGAGTATCAGATGCTCTAACTTTGTTATTACCAATAGATGGAATATCTTCATTAAATCTTTCTTCTGAATAACTATTCACAGTGAATACGTCACCAGTATCGCTACTAGGTACTGAATAATAATCAAATACAATTAACAGTTGTTTTGTTGGTTCTTGTTCACCATTTATTCTAACTATTTTTGAATAATCGTAATATTGTTCTTTTTGCCCCTTATCTAAATTAAATTTATTAGTTATATTTTTATATACACCAGCAGTAATTGAATTAATTGTTGTGGAAATATTGGATTCATCGAATTTTACATTTTCACCTGCTACAAATCTATTATTATTCAAATAAACAATTCCTATTGAACCTGAGGATGGTTTACTTACAACTCTAGCAACTGCTTTACTCGTACTTCCAATTATATTTTCTCCAATAATTGCATTTGAATCTACATTGGAAATTACATTAAAGTTCAGTGTATCCAGTGAAGGTGAAGAGGTATTCAATGATTCATAAACTGCTAAAACTTTTACAACGTCAGAATATCTTAAGCAAATTTCTTCATCTTGAACTCTCAAACCATAATATGGATTATATGTCAATCCATCATTAATCGACGTATTAATTCCTGTACCAGATTGGGAATATTTTGATAAATTGACTGAAATAGTTTGACTACGATTATATAATTTGGACTTACTTTGAATTCCATTTTTAATAAAAGTAGCGTTGATTAAACTAATTTGTTTATTTTGTATATTGGAGAATGTAACTTGATTCGATGATAAAGTAAATTTATCAGAGGTTAAGTTTTCAACCGTACCATCACTATAAAAAATAGAATATCTTTCTTCATCAAATGATTCAAAATCTACTGATTCTGTAGTTACTCCTAGGTTAAAATTGCTTCTATTAACAGTTAGAGAATTAGAAGAAGGAGTAAATGTTGAATTTGATTGTGTAGTAAATACTAAGTTTGAATTTGCTAAATTTGCAGATGCTATATTTGAGTCTGGTAATTTAGCATATAGATATCCCTTTTCTTCATTTCTAATCTTTGGAATACCTAAAGAAAACTTAGTTATTAATTGGGATGATGGCAAATCCTTATCACAAACACCAGTTACTGAATCTGTCAGCCCAGCAAGGGTCATTGTAGACCCATCCGCAGAAATTGAAACGACTCTATTAAAAGTTTCTACGGAAAGTCCGGGTCTTTGATATCTGACAATTGTATCGGTTTTAATTCCAGTAAATGCTTTTCCAGATCCATTTACTGTTCCATTAGATTCAATAGTAATTGAATCTAATGCACTAAATCCTGGAGCAATTACTCTATCTAATTGGGTATCTGCTAAAAATGCAGTTGTAAATCCAGAAGTAGATGTTGATTGATAAATTGATTTAATGTCTTCTGTATTATATACTTTTATCGAACTAATGGTTCTTGGATATAATTCCACTCCATTAATTAGTATTGATTCGCCTACAGAAAATGTTCCAGATGTCTGACTAACATCAATTACGGCGCTTCCAGAACCAGCAGCGATGGCATATCCACTGGCTCCACTACTTTTTCCTTTGATTAATGATGTCGATAAAAGTTCTGTTGCTGATAATGGTTGATTTAAAGTTAATCGTGTATAAGTCTGAATATCATAAAGATATAAATCCCAGTTTGATGCAGCATTGGAATATGCCGCATCAGTTAAATTGACCGTATATACTCTAGCATCTCCAATTTTTGAACCATTTGGTGATGTGGTAGAATTTTTTCTTCTATTATATAATGCTACAGTTGATTTTTGCTTTACTGATCCTGAAATATTGTTGATTCGGATTAAATTCCCCATCTCAAAGGGAATATTAATATTATCTACCGTCTGCTTATCTCTTGGTTTATTTACGTCTAAAATTTCAACACCAGTTTTTTCAATATCATATCCCCTAACATAAGCTTTTCCTGGAGATAATTTGACACACATCAAATCATTTGAAGGAGTATTTCCCTGATCAGTTTTTTCATTATTGAAAAATAATCCATCATTTCCAATTCTATTATTCAGAGAATTATTCACCGATATTTGAAAAGGATTGATGGAATAATCTCCAGATTCATCATATGTTCTTTGAGCAAGATAATCTTTAATAATGTTATAATCTGATTTTGATGTAATTTTTTGAATTGCTCCATCTTTAACTCTCAATATCTCAACAAAATCAGTATCATTATCAACATCTGTTAAGAGTTTTTTTGATAATACTAATTCAATTTGAAATCTGTCTGCTCCTGGTGCAGCATAATTTGTAAAACCCTTTGCATTATCATATAAATTTGAATCATCTTTGGATGTAACGATTTTTTCAATTACTTTTAAACCAACTCTATATGAGGGAGTATTTGTATAGTAATCTAAAATAATAGTTTGTTTAGATACACGCGCAAAATTTCCTCTTATGAAATATACCCCATCTCCAATAGAAGCTGAAGAACCAGTAGCGGTTGCATTTTTAGAAATTGTAGATGCAAATGTTGTTCCAGAATTAATTGTGGTATTACCATAAACAACATTTTCATCAGCACTCAGTTCTTCATTATCTCTAAACTGATTAAAAATAAAATCATTGTCAGAATCTAGATATTTTACATAAAGAGTAACATATTCAATTTCAGAATCTGGCAAAATAATTTTTTGAATTATGGCAGTAGTTCCAGAGGATTTCCCTGTAATCTTTTTACCAACAAAATTTTCAATATATGATGCAATATTAACACCAAATGTAGTTGGATTTAATTTTACTGCATAAAATTGATTATCAAATGCAACATTTCCTGGAATTACTAACGAACCCTCTTTAAAAAAATGACTCCCAAATGATTCTACTTGATTTTGTAAAATTGACTGTAAAGTATTTAATTCTCTAGCCTGTACAGGTCTTCCTGGATTAAAGAGAACTTTATAATAGTTCTTATCTCTAGCCCCAGTATTGGATTCATTAAAATCATCATAATATGGACTTACATTGAGATTTGTTTTTTGAGCCATTTCTTAAAATTCCAGGATAATTTTAACGTCTTCTTTTTGTCTAGAGTTTCTTGTTACAGTGGGTCTATTGTCAATATAGATTATCTCTCCTGACTTTTTATTTATCTCAGGATTTGAAAGACCATTTGTGAACTGAACTCCTAGATTGATAATTTTATTTGAAATTGTTGTCGTAATTCCAGTAAAATTGTCAATATTGGCAGTAAATCCACCATTAACTTTTGTCACTTGATTGGTTGAATTAAATTGAAGAACTTTTCCTATAGTAGAAATTCCAATATAATCAACATTGCCATAAGTAGTTGGATTGAGATATAATGATCTATCTTGATAATACTTTAAAACTTTTGTTTCACTATCATATGATGCCACATATCCTAAAGCAGTTCCACCATCAACAGACTGTTGAATTTTATCACCAACAGAAATTGATCCTGATGGAGTTCCACTCAATTTCATTGCATAAACTCCAGAAAATTCACCTTGAGAATATATCGTTGTGCTAATTCCTGTAGAATCATATATTGTTGGATTTTTAATAATTCCAACCTGTGCAAATTTCGAATCTATAGGAAAATCTTTTGTCGAATCATCAAATCTGGCATAAATTAAAACTTTATCAGTTCCCAATTCCTTATATATGTCAAAACCATGACCTTTGGATGGGGGGATAATTGGAATCAATTCTGCAGAATTTGATTGCCCTGGGTCATTAGCAGATGTTGTTCCTAAGTCAACAATGCCATATGTGTAATTTTTTCCACCAGATGTTACTGTTGTGTCAGTAATTCTTCCGGAACTATCAACATCAACTACAACAGTTGCTCCAGTCCCATCTCCAAGAATCTTGCATGACTGTCCAGTTGCTAATGTATATCCAGATCCACGATTTTTAATATAAACTTTTTTTATCTGATTATCATTTAACGTACAATCTCCGTTTTGTCTTACGGCAGTAATCTGTGCGTCTGTGGAAGATTCCCAATCATTTGGTACTGGAATATATTCAATAGAGTCAAATTTAATAACATCGCTTGGGGAAACTGAATATAGATATTTCCATAAGTAACCATCACCACTTTCACCAGCTTTTGATGGTTCTAAATCAGTAAAAGTTGGTTCGTCTTGAGATGCATTTCCTGTTGTATTGATTCCCGAAGAACCATTATCAATACATATGTAAACTCTATAATCAGAATTCATTACATAATAATTTGCATCATACAATCTCATTGATCCAGTTATTGGTGATGGATTTGTGGAACTATAGTCCGATCTATACATCTCATATTTTGTTCCACTTGTCCAATCAACTCTTCTAATTACTCTCCTAATATTTGCACTTGTAATTTTTTTCCCAAAAAGAAGAGTTGATTCGTAATGATTCAAATAATCTACATTATCAGTTGGATTTGGTGGAGTTGTATCCCAGGTTGAAGAACGACCAAATCCCACACTGGATGATGGATTTGACAACCCGACAAAAACATAATATGAGTTTGAAGAATCCTGAACAGAGTCTACGAAATTCTTTGCATTTAATATTCTAAATTGATCTGTTACAAATGCAGACATTTTAATATAGTTTTTTATCTATTTATATGAGGTTATAAATTCTTTTCTAAGGCACCAGAATTGTTAAATCCATAACCTCTTCTTTGAATTGTTGGGAAAGTTGATAATCCAATATCAGTTTTATATGAAGAAACTGCAATTGAAATTGGTGAAGAAGATCTAGTAAATCCAGATAATCTACCCCAAGAGAATTGTCCAACAGTTGAACCTGTTGTTGCAATACCAACAATAGATGAGGTTGATTGAATATTACAAGTAATAATTCCAGTAGATGCACTAAATGCGCTAATATTGTAGATATTATCTAAGAATGTAGTTCCAACACCAACTATTGCAGTATTTTTAGTGTAGATTGAAGTTACACCATTACCAACTTTGGTATTAAAAATATAAATTGGATTTCCAGCAGATAATCCAGTAAATGGAGAAAGAGATGAATTTAATGTAAATTTAATTGCTAAAGCAGTTCCAATACCAACTGTTGTTGCAATTCCAACAATAGACCCAGAAAATCCTTCTACAGTTGATACATTAGAAATATTTTCATATATTGGATCTGGGAGTGGAACAATAACTTGTGGTTCCATTCCAATACTATATCCAAGTCCAGGATTTGTTATTGTAATTGGTGTGGTTAATGATCCATTAGAAACAGTAATAGTGGCAGACGCAACAGTTCCAATACCAATACCAACTCCCATTGGTAATGAAGTTGAAACTCCAACAGTTAATGGAGATGCAAATTTAACATTAATTGAATTACCAATATATCCACTTCCAGGATTAGTAATCGATAATGATTGTATTGTCCCTGCGGCAGAAACTATAGCAATAACGGCAGCAGAAACTGGGTCTGGAGCTCCACTTACAATAAATGCATTGAAATCAATAGACACTTCATTTTCATAATTGAAGAATTGTGCATCATCCACAAATAAACTAGTATCAGTTGTAGAAAAATCTTTAATTATTTTGGCAGTTGGATATATTTGAGGTTCAATAGAATCTCTAGATTTAGAGATAAATGTACCATCTATAAATTTATCAACTTTTTGTTTTGACCAACTAATAGGTTTATAATTGGTAATATCTATTCCTTGAGAATTATAGGTGTTCGTATCAATAGTATCTGATGTTTTAATAGTAGTTAATACTCTACTATTTTGTGTTGTTGTAATTCCTAAATTATTATTGTTACTAAAGACCTGAAGATCGTCACCAGGTTTAATAGTTTCGGTTATATTTACAATAGAACTATCTGAAGAACTTGCTCTATAGAAAAATATTGAAACTTTGTCTTCTACTTTGGGTGGAACATTGAATGTAAATGAGGTTCCACCAGTAAATTCATATGCATATTTTGGTTCCTGTAAAATTCCATTAATAAAGATAATAAATAAAGAATCAAAATCAATTAATTGAGAGTCTGAATTTGAAGAATCTTTTTCAAAACTTAGTAATTGTGAATTATAATATAGTGGAAATCTTCTTCTTTTACCATCTTGGAGTGATGCAATAGAATCGATATAATCAAGTTCCCCAAATTGCCAAGCAGAGAATGAATCTGTAAATGTATCAAGAATAGTTAAAGTGAAATCATTTAGTGGAGATGCCAATTCTCTTGCAGTAACTAATCCAACGGGTTTTATTACATCACCTTTTTTAAATCCATATCCAGGTCTGGTAATCTTAAATGATGTTACTTCAAATAGAGTTGATCCAACTCCAACTGTTGAACTTGCACCAACTTCCACATTCAGTAATAATCCAATTCCAGTATCAGTTGTAGTTCCAATTCCAAGTCTAGAAACTCCGATTACAGGTAGATTTTCATAACTTGGCGAAGAAATATTGATAATTGGGTTTACATATCCAGTCCCTCCACCAACAATATTAAATGATAATGTTCCGCCAGCACCAACTGTTGCTGTAATTGTTGCTGCTGTTCCTGTATGACTACTATCAGTTACTGCAACCGAAACTGGATTTCTATATCCAGAACCAAAATTACCACTAGTTCCAATACCAACAGAAATAATAGAACCAGAAGAAACTCTAGCGGTTACAGAAGCACCTACAAGAGGTGCAAAACCAAGCCCTGGTGTTGAACCGAGAGAAACAATCATTCCACCCCTTGGAAGTTGATTTCTATTAATCTCATAGTTAGAAACAACAACCGATCCATCGGTAGATGTAATTCCGGAAAATACTATACTACTAATTCCTAGATTTGTATTTTCTTGAATCAAATAATTATTGTTTTTATTGTTCTGCGTTGTTGGAGTTTGGAATATTCCATTAATCAATACAATACCATTCCCACCAGTACTTGTAAGACCTACTGTATTGATTCCCTGAGATGTTAAGGTATATGTTTGACCAATCCCAGTAAATTTAGTAGATATATCATCATAGACTTGATTTGAACTATAGTCATTTTTCAAAAATACTCTTCCAGTAAAATATGACTTGGGGGAAGGTAAATTATCAAATGTATCATCAAATACTTTTCCTCTTGGTGCCTCAGTGAAGTAAATTTTATTACCAGAAATATTGAAAGAACCACTATAAATGTACACACTAGTTCCAATATTATGAGAAGTTGCTGATGATCCAACAAATCCTCTCTTAACTTCAACCAAGGGGAATGTTCCAGCAAATGATATTGGACCAGATGAAGTAGTTCCAAATCCAACATTAAGAACCTTCATGTATTCATTATCAATCTTAAGTAAATTATTTGTACTAATTGATGAAATTCCAGTTAAACTAATTAAAGTAGATGCAGTTCCAATTTGCCCACAGTTACCAAGATTATGTGTTACTAATGAATATGTAATTGGATGTTGAATAATATTATTAATAGTAATAATTGATTTCTCATTCTTTTTAACCATTTCAAGTTTATGATAATTACCATCTCCTACAGAGGTAAACGTAACATAAATTCCTGCTTGAGCGTAATCTTTTCTTGTAGATAATTTAAATACATCATTATTAATCTTAATTGCAAATACTTTTGTTGGTAGTATATTTGTAACAATTCCAACAGAATTTAAAGTCGATCCTATTCCAACTGCTGCTGCTGTAAGTCCAATAAAACTAGAACTTGGCGTATAAATTAATTCTTCACCTGTACTAAAGAAATGATTTGATATTTTAAATTCTCCAGTACTGTAATTTAAAATACTAGTATTTGTTGGGTTAAATGTTTTTTGAAAAATTGGATATTGTTGATAGTTTAAATCAAAATCTAGTCTATTTTTATTTTCACTATTGACTGAAATATATTTAAGACTATTCACTGATTCGGTAATATTAGAATATGTCAAATCTTGTGGAATATTATCAAGATCTAAATCTGTATAAAAACTTTCATTAAAAGATAAAATTGTAAAAGTTCCTGATAGATCTGAATCAGGATAGAATTTTAAGTTGACAAGATTTCCATTATATTCACCACCAAAAGTTCCTATGCCACTTGTACTTCCAATTGATAGGAATGGGTACTGTGAAGTGTAAACATTCGTGCCATCATGTATCATCATTACTTGGTGTAATGAACTAGTTTGCCCAATACTTACTCTTATAGTAGATTTTAAGGAAGTGAAAAGAGATTTACTTAAGGATACGATAGTTGATGCTGCCGATACTTTATTATAATTAGAGTTATAAGTTACTGTTCTTTCATATTGATCTGGTTGCTCAGATGATTTAAATCTATAAGTAGATATTCCAATAGAAGTTGATCCAAATCCAACATTTTTACTTCTTAAAGTAACTTGATTGTTCGTTGTATTTGTATAATTTAAAGTTACAATATTGTTCGATATTGATGCTCCAAAGGAACCAATAAAGTTTGAACTATAATCATCATTTGAATCAAAATAATATTCACTAATATTTGTGTTTGTTCCATCATGATCGACAAATAATTCGACATAATTCATTTCACTATTCATATTATCTAAAATATGAATATTTGAGAATATGGATTGTAAATTTCCAATTGGGGCAGAAACAATTGTTACTGTGCTTCCTACACCAACAATTGAATTTGAATTTATGAGATTGACAAAACCAATAGAATATGTTCCAATACCAGTTTCATAATTATTAAATGTATTTGACAATACTTTAATTTTATAATCATTATCATAAACGTCTGAAGGATTGAATTTCAAATAATAATTTTCAAATTCATCCTTATATCCATAAATATCGGATATTTCAATATCAGTATTAGATATTCTACCTTTTTCTAAAGTAAAAATATCTTGATTATCATTAATAGTTACAATTTCTTTAAATTCAACTTGACTATTAGAATCATTAGAAACTTGAATTAAAAATCTATTATATTTTTTTGAAGGAGAAATATCAAAAATATTTGAAAAAATAGTTGTAGAATCAAGTTCAGAACTTGAAAATAGTGAGCTAATATCATCTATTTGAAGAACTCTATTGGTACTACATTTAATATAATCTGCTAATTTTTTATTTTTGAATTTTATAGATTTTGATGAATTCGGTGTTGGCAAATCTACATCTAAAACCAAATCAAAATTATTAATAGTATCAACTCTATTTTCATTGATAATGTCATAAAGTAAAGAGGTATATTCGATAGATGCTGTAGTACCAAATCCAACACTAGATGTAATTTCAGTATCTGCAAAGTTTTTAAGTCCGCGTGGATGTAAAATATTGTTGACAGGACTAATAATATTTTCCCAGGTTTGGGAACTCTTTAATGAGTATGACAGATTCTGATAATAATCATTATCAGAAATAACCTGAAAATCACTATCTAAACTTCCAGTATTATCTGACCAACCTATTTTTTGTCTAGAACTATAACTGATTTCAAATTCTCCATAATTTTCCACTATAGAATCAATAGTTGCAATACTTCCAGATTGAATACCCCTGATTGTACTGTATTGTGATAATTGATAATTTCCTTCTACTTTAATATTTGTTTTGTTATATTGAATAATTCTTAAATCAGTCTCCACAAATTGCCCAGAAACTAATACTGATAGATATTCTCCAATAATAAATGATGAAAGTTTTTGAATTACTTCAAATTTTGGATAATCTTTGTAATTTACAATATATCCATAAGAATTTTGTGCAGTTTTAGCAATTCCTGCATTTGTCGTGAATCCCGCAACACTGAATGTAAGTTGTCTTGGTTCAAATGTTCCAGCATTTGAATAGTTTGTTACTGTGAAGAACTCATATCCATAATTTTCTGAATTGAATCCATCGCCATCTGTTCCATATTGTTGAACTCCTTCAACATAAATTTTATCTCCAATGGTAAATGGTTCAACATTAAAACCTAAAAGTGGAGTAACTAATATACAAGTTGCTATTCCAGATGCTGAAGTTGTTATTGATTGAATACCAACCCCATTTGTGTTATTAATACTTCTAATTTTTACTGTCTGTGATGGTAAACCTTTTGGTTCATTAACAATGTTTACAGAAACAATTCCATTTCCAACAAAATTTGGAGATAAAAGTCCAGAATCAATCTTTTCTCCGGTATTTGGATCAACAATAATTAAATTAGGAGACTGTGTGTAATTTTTTCCTCCATCCAATACGTTAATATTTGAGATTGTATTTGATGATGATAATGTTAATGTTAATGGAATACTTGCTTTTGGACTTAAAGTTTTATCAGAAGGATATTCAAATCCTTCGTTTAAAATTTTTGTTTGGTTAATATTACCTACAGAATCAGATTGGCATATAATATAAGCACCTTCTCCATTTACAGAATCACTTCCAGTAAATATAGGTAGTTTTTTAAATTCATTTCCACCAGAAATTATTCTGATATTTTTAATTGCACCAGAAGCAGTAGTAGAATTTGTATAATATTCTAAAGTATCACATTCTGATTGATTGTAAGATAATTTTTCTGGAATTGCATCAAGTACAATATTAAATGTAGTAGTACCTACTCCCGAAATAATGTAATCTCCATTATATTCACTATCAATGAAATTAATTTCAGAATGATTTTTAACCTCATTGTCTGCAGTAGTAATATATCCAGATTTCTCCAAAGAGTAATATAATTTAGTTGGTAGTCCTTCACTATAATTTAAAGTTATTGAAGCATTTGTAGAAACTCCAACTGTTCCAACTCCTGATGTTGATAATATAGTTGTTGATCCAGTGGATACAAACTCATCCGTAAAATCTTTATCAAAGTATAATTTGAAATCAAATCCTGATAAAGATGAATCAGAAAGATTAAAAACTAGATTATTATTTTTTATAACATTAAGTTTTGGATTAACTGGGGAAAGTTTTTGATTTGTTGCTCCAACACTAGTAATATCCACAACAGTTGGTGGAATAGTTATTGAATCGATATAAGTATCACATAATTTAATTCTATTATTGTCTACTTTATAAACAAAATAAAATCCTGTAGACAACCCTGCAGCAACAGATCCGCTAGATGAATATAATACTTTGTCGCCAGTATCTAAATTATGAGAATTGACAGTAATTATATTTGATGATGTATCAATTCCAGATGACGTAAAATCTATTGGATTAATTAATAATCTTTCTCTTGAAGAATCATACTTAACATATAGTGAGATTGAAGTTCCAATGCCAACAGACAGATTTGGATGTGAATTTAAACTTATCAGATCTCCAGAATATAGTCCATGTGCAGTAGATACAGAAACTATTGTTTTGATTTTATCGACATTGCCTTTTACTTGTGTATGATTCGATGTTAAAAAATATTGATAATAATTCGATCCATTATTGAGGAAAAATACTCCATTAGATGTTGTTGTTAGTCCAACTTGAGTTACTATTCCAATATAATCTTTTGATTTTTTGATAATATAAACTTTTTGCTCATTTCCACTTATTGGAAGATTATATGTACTGCCACTTTCGATATATGATACGATAATCGATGATGCTGCACCAATATTTCCAAATGTTACTTCTTGATTTGTTTGGAATGGATGATTTGGTATAAAAATTGACTGTGTTGGTACTGAGATTTGATAATCTTTTGTTCCAACAGTATAAGTAAGAGGAATTCCTATTCCTGGAGTAGTTCCAACACCAACAGATTGTTTTGGGTTAAAATAAATCTTTTCATTTACTTTCGAGTCAAAATAATCTGTTTTATAATTGATGGTAAACGAATCTGGAATAAAATTAACTGCAGTTGATGCAGTGTGTGCCAATCCTGTAGATTCTCTAACTACTCGAACAACATTTAATTCATTGAAAACATTCAATACTGATAAGGTTTCGTTTTCAATTGTAATACTACTTCCAATAGAAATATTATCTGGTATTGTTGAAACATATACATCTGTTACAACCCCTGCTAAAGAGTATGCAGGAATATCTTTGATTAATATAGAACTATGGGGTGCTACAGTAACTTGATGAGAGTCATTTAACTCACTTAATGATGTTGAGAATCCAGAAATAGTTACAGTGTCTAAATTTTCTATAGAATGTTGTGGTGGAATTGAAACCTGTATTTGATTTCCACCTTTCCAGGTAAAAATTGCATCCTGATAAGATGTTACGGTTGTTTGCAAATCAACAATATCTTTTCCATGTACTTTGGAGACCTGAGCGATTAATCCACCACCACCTGTACCTGTTTCATCAAACTTTAAATTGTCTCCAACCTTATAATCAGAACCTCCTTCAATAATATTTAAATTAGTTACAGTTCCCGATGTTACAGATTCTGCAGAAGTTCTTTGATTAATAATCTCATTTGATTCAATAATAAAATCATTTCCACCATATTCATTATTAATATTGTATGGGAAAGTATTTCTAATTAATTTTGAATTGTTAAAATCAAATGATTGATTTAAGTATACATTTTCTGATATAAATTTGGATCTATAATAATTTCCGACGAAATATGGAAATTGTCCTACTGGAGTTCCAAAAATGTCTAAAGTTGATGTTGCAAAGTATGCATATACTCCGTTTGGAAATTCTGGAGTAATGCAGAATCTTCCATTATAAACATCTAAATCTCCAGAAGATGTAAATTTATAATCATCTACAAAGAATCCAAGATCAAATCCAGAGGGTCTGTTTTCAATATTGGAAATATTTGCAGTATATCCAGAAACAAGTTTTTTGATTGGTGATATTTGTTTTGGATTTGAATATCCGTAAGAACCATATATTGGGTTTCCATCATAAGCCCACCCAATAATTGGAGAGTGATTTACTCCAGTATCGTTAAATTCATTCTGTAAATTTTGAAAATACCCAGAAATAGAGTATTGTAAATTATTCTTAGAATTAATTAATAATTCATTAGATTCTTTTCTGGTTCCACTAACACTATCTTCAATTCCATAGAAGACATTAGTATTGATTTCAAGAGATCTAACTTGAGGATCGAACAATACTCCAGTTCCGGATGGTTCTACAGTTATTGTTGTATTTGAATCATATCCAGATCCAGATGTTATAATTACAACATCTGTGATTTTATTGTCTACTATAACTGGTCTTAAAATACATCCACTGCCAGTTCCGTTGACTTTTAAATTAGGAGTTGAATAATACTCAATTCCACCATATTGAATACTTGTATCAATTATTTTACCATCACTAACAATTGGAACTATTTGAGCATTTTTTCCATTTTTAACTGATATTGTTGGTTTTTTATGTAAATTTAAAATTGTAGACCCATAATCACTACCATTATCATAAACATATGCTCCAACTATTTGACCCCTAACAACTGGATAGGCATTAATAGTTCCTGAAATTGAAGTACTACCTATACCAGATATTGTATAATTTATAGTAGTAACAATTTCTGGATAATTAAAAATTTGATATCCAGAACCAGTATGATCAAATTTTACATATTTTTCTCTTTGATAATTTGAATTATCTGTTCCACCAATTCCAGCATCTGATAGTCTAAATGAATTATCATTAACTTTTAAAACATAATATTGATTATCTGAAGATAATGTAGTTATTGGAGTAGTTTCATAAGTATAAGTTATTAATTCTCCATGATTGAATCCATGATTTTCAAAATTAACAGTATTATTAATTGTTGAAATTCCTGTAGGATTGACTCTTAATTTTCTATTCTCATATCCTATTCCACCATTTAAGATTTTAATATCAGTCAAAATCTTTTTAGGTTCAGTTTCAAATTTGTGAATACCTGAAGTTCCTATGGTAGTAAATCCTACAGTATTAATTCCAGATTTAAAATCATTAAGTTTTTCATAAAGTTGAATAGTCGTATCATTAATATATTTTGCATAATATGGTGTTTGTGATTTTAATGCTCTTCCTTGATCTGTATTATTCGAATTAAATGTGCCAATTCCTAATGGGATATTATTATCTGGATTATAATATATAATCTGACCATTACTAAGATTATGAGAAGATAGGAATGTGATTGTTTCTGAAGATATATCTACTCCACCACCATTACCAACTTGTTTAGCATCAAATTTTATCTCTCTTCTTTGAATTTCTATAATTGGTTGAAATGATGCTCCTTTACCATTACCACCAGTTACATCAATTGATACTAAAGTATCTAAATTAAATTCTTGTGGATCAACAAATATTTTTTCAATAGTTCCATTAACTATTGGTTGAATTGATGCTATTCCAGAAGATATTGTTAGTAATGGGGGATTGATTACATCATAATTTTTTCCACCATTCAAAACATTAACAGATTTTAATGGTCCATAATAAATTTTTTCATTTGATTTATAACTTGTCAATTCGACACCATTGATCAACATTCCAATAGAACCTGGAGTTGTTAAATCTGGATTTCCATCGGCAATATTTTTATTAATTGGAAACTTTCTTAAAACTTTCTGGGGTGAAATAATATTGGTACTCTGATTGTTTAAAATAAATGAATGTTCTCCAGATGTTAAAGAACCAAATTGGATATAATCTTCAGACCCAATAAATGATTTTGACTTATATAGTCTGATTTGTTTCTTATCATCCAATACCTCAACATAATAATTTCCTTCAGATAATCCAGAAATTGTAGAATTTTCTGGACGATAATAAATTTCCGATCCGCTCAAAAATGAAACTTTTTGTGAAAAATTGACAATAGAGTACAAACCATTTTGTGATTCTTCTTCAGATGAAGAGGATACTGATGATGCAATATATCTAAAAGTATTTTTTGTTATTTGATAAGATGGTAAAGAATTGGATGCTACATATGCATAATCACTTGCTCTATCAAAATAAACATTTTGAACATCTGCAAACAGAGAATTAAATTCTAAAGCAGTTGCGGATGTGGAAGATGTTTTAATATTTCTTCGAATGTCATAATCTTTATTTTGATTTAAAGTAAAATTGCCAGATGTTGTTACTTGTTTATTTGTTATTTCAGTAATGGATAATTCAGTAGCAACTAAAATCTCAGTATCTCTTTCTAAAATATCAATCTTATCTCCAACCTTTAATCTAGATTTATCAATATCACTACTCAGGTTGACCTGAGATATTGTTCCTGTATTAAAACTTGATATTTGGAATCTTGAACTAGTATTATAGATCCAACTATTTGCAAAAATTTGTTTATCTGATGAATTTGATGCTGGATTAGTAACCACATCGCCAAGATATTTGATTCCTATCTGTTCGTTTTCTTCAATTGGACCTAATTGTAAGGTGGAAGAAAAATTAGATAGAACTCCCGTCAATCTTAATTCAACCTTCTTAGTAGTATCTCCATTTTCATACCCATAATATGTCTCATCTGAGCGAACAATGCCAGTTTTTGCTACTGCTTCTACAATGCCAGTACATCCAAAAAATTGATTTATACTTTTACTGGTATATGATGCGACATTATCACCGAGATAAATTGTTCCAGTTTGACCAAAACCAATTGTCGAATCTACAGTAATGATCTCTGCATTAGGTTCTACATCTTCTATAAGTTTTGTAGAACCAGTAATATTAAAAGTTCCTGTAATTGTTGGGGAAGCATCATCATATCCAACAAAAATCATCAATTTATAATAATTTTTTCCACCGCTTGTTATAATTTCAACTTCTGATACAGATGCACTTGTATTCTCATCTGTAGATTTTTTGATTGTTTGTCCAACTAATAATGAAGGATCACCAGAAATTCTTTCTGCAACCATTACCTCCCTTTGAATAAATTTTGCGGAAGATGGTTTAATTAAAAATTGCTCCAAATCAACTACTTTTGGAGTCTCACCATATAGTACATTGAATAGAATTCTAAATGATTCATCAGTACCTTTAGTCTGATATAGTGTTTTAGATTCCTTTATAAAGTTTCCTACATGTAAATCTGAAACAAAATCACTATTTTCAAGACCAGGTGTAAGAGTATATTTTAATTTTTTATAAAATTCTTGTAAAAACTGGGAACTTAGATTAATTACTGTTGAATTGCTAGAATGGGAAGCAGATGAAGTCTCTGAAAAAACTAATTCTTCACGATTTAAATCTTGATGATAACTGGTGATTCCACTAAATCCACGAATACAACCTGTAAATGTATTTGTAGTAATGCCAGTATATGTTATTACTTCATCATCAATTTTAAGAAGTCCATATGATGGTGGAAATCCTTTAGTACTTGTTACTGTAATGATCCCAACAGTAGAAGTGATATTAGTACTAAGACCAACTTTACCTACTATGACTTCTGGAATTAAATTATCCAGATTCAAATACTGGTCTAAATTCTCAGCAATATCTACAGGACCACCTTGATATTCTTGAGAAATGTAATATTGCTTTAGAAATTCCGCAACCTTTGGACTTTCATCTAGGATAAATCCTGGCAATTGATTTTCAATTATCTGCTGTACTTTTATCCTTGATTCAAAACCAGTTTGTATCATATTACGACCTCGTTAGTTCCCCGTTCGAATAGCTTGATCTATAGTAATCTTTTGTTGAAAATACTGCTCCAGATGCATCATCACCAGATGCAATAACATCTTTAATCATATTTATCGAACTTTTTGAAACATCAAATGAGATATAAAGATCTTTAAGTCCAATCACATCATTTGATTCTGGGAAAGCTTGAATTTCAATAATGTCAGCATCTAGTGATGTTGATGTAACGTTTAAGGTTCCAATCATAATCTCACCAGTTTCATAATTAACTGTTCCAGCAGATTTGGATACAACTATCGTTTTTAATTCTTGTGTCGATCCAACAGATACTGTAATTGGATTTTCTTTTACTATAGAAATTACTCCAGTTTTTAAATCCGAATTTGGAACATCCGTAAAATAAACAGTATCGGATTCCCCAGCAATTTTAAATCCAGTTGATTTAATATTCTTTCCCGCAGGATTTGCATGGAATCGATTGCCATAACAAATTTCATACTGGGTTGGTATTTTGATATTTGCTTTCATATCTCTTCTAATTCTTACTTTCGTAATATTAGAAGTAATTGCACTGTCAGTATTATCAATTACTTGAAGAACCTTACTATATTTAAATCTTCCTCCGAAAGATCCAAGATTAGGAGATTTTGAATAAGATATGAGGGAATTTTGTACTTTTGTTTTTAAATCTTCTACGTTGCCAACATTAGAATTGTTATAATAAATTGAAGAATCAATCTCAACATATAAGACTTTTAAATCAATAATTTCTGGATTAATCCCTGCGATTGTATATTGCTTTAATTTATTTTGAATCTGTATTTTGTTAAAGTCTGAAACATAAGTTCCATTCTTTGGTTTAATGCTAATTACAACTTTACCATATTGTGGTGGATTTAATTCTTCTCCACCAACTACAGATACTGATTCAGTATCTGGATATATTTTATCTTTAATAATTGCCTCGTAGTCTCTTGCAGTAACAGCTCTATATTGTGAAGAATATATTCTTGGTGCAAAATATTTGATTGAATCTATTCCTTCAATCTCATCACCATTTTGAGATTTTTGATTCGTAGTTACTGTAATCGTATTTGTTGGAATAATTGTATTATTGCTCGCATCCTTAAAAGTACCTGCAAAAGAAAATTTATCTGCACCATTACCATTTTTCCCATCAGTCACAATATAAGTAGCTGTGATTATAGAATTATTTTCTAATTTCTTTCCAAAATACCCATCTCCAAAGAAAAGTTCATATTTTTCATCTTGAATTTCTTGAAGTAAGTAAGTTTCAGATGCAGAATCAATTTTAAAAATATTATCTATCAGCGAATACTTTCTTCCTAATCCACTATCACTTGGAGATTTAACATATGCAACAATTGTGTTAGTATCAATATAGGAGTTGTTTAAAATAAATCTTTGATCTAATGATCCGTCTACTGTAAATTGTTTTTTAAGAAATGTTCCTTCACTAATTTCAATCTGATTAAAAGTAGCAACACCATTAACCACATTTTGAGTAACATCAGATGGAACGGAGAATACATATGAAGTTCCATCCGCTGCACCAACACACACCAATCCTGCCTGTAAAGTGAGTGTCGGAGTATCTACTGTAGTTGATGCACTAAAGGAAACAACTGCCTTTGAGGCAGTCCTAGAGCGAGGAACGTAACCAATATTTCTTGCAAGAGCAACTACATTTTCTCTGAGTGTTGCAGAATCCAAAAAGGATTCATTCACAACCATATTAGAGTTAAATGCAGTAATATATGTGTTATACGCTAAAGTATCAATCAATACAGAAAAATTAGACCCCTCAAAGTCAAAATCCGTAAAATTAGAATTTGCACGGAGATAATCTTTGATGGAGGTCTTGATTTGATCAAAATCTAAATTAGCAAACTTTGTAAAAGGCATTTTATCCCGTTGCCTCTAGTATGAATGAAAACTGTTGTGTAGGAATTTCTTGCCCTATAATATCAAAATTAATTGTAACTTCAAAATTATTAATGTCTGGTTGAGGATTTACTTCAACATTCACATTTGTGACCCTTGGTTCATAATTTGAAACTGCAACAAGAATTTGATCTCTAATAACTGAAGCAGTACCAAAATCTACAAATTCAAATAAACTGGAACGAACATTTGAACCAATTGTAGAATTAAAAAATCTTTCAGTTGGAATTGTTTCAACTATATTTCGAACAGAACGTATAATTGCAGTTTCATTCTTAAGAATTGGTAAATCCTTAGTCACAGGATGAGGCTCAAAGGATAAACTAATATCTTTAAATGATCTAGATATCCTAGTAATTGCCATCGGACATAAAATTTCTTAATTTATTTATGTTCATTTCCAAGGAGATCCATAGACTGGCTCTGTTCCATAGGACCAATCATCATAATCTTCATCATTTCTGATTTTTTCGTGCAACTCAACTTGCTTTTTAAAGTCATGCTTTGGCGCCAAATCGTGCATAACCTCTTGTATGACTCTTTTGGGAGGTTGATTATCATAATCTGTAATCAATCTTGTGGTTCCCCACATTTGATGCATATAATTACTGTCTCTATCGACTGGTAAATTAGACATTTTAGCTCCTGTTTTAATGAATAAAACAGAACTTTTATGAAGGAGGTTGCTATCTCCTATTGTCTATTTAACGATCTATTTCTCTGATGCTATAATTGTCCGAATTCAGATATTTTAACAACTCTAAAGCAATTAATTTGGGATTTCCCTCTCCACATGTATAGACATCAATCGCTATACAACCTTCTTCTGGCCAAGTATGACAAGAAACGTGACTTTCTGAGAGTGCAATGACAATTGTACATCCTTGTGGAACGAAACAGTGCTGATAAATGTTGAGAATCGTCATTCCAGCACGTTTAATTCCGTTCTCCATCACCTCTTGAATGGTAATTCCATCATTTAAGAGGTCAAATTTAACATCATACACCTCTAACAGGAGGTGTTTACCCATCGAAAAGCGTTTCAAGGCATCAAAACCCACTAAAAATTTATTTATTTTACAAAAAAAGCGGGAATTACCCGCTTTTTGAACTTTCTTTAGTTTTATATTATCCTTTACCCTGACCCCTATACTTCTTACGTGCTCCATTACGAGAAGAAGCAGCATACTTAGTCCCTCCTCCGTCTCCTTGACGAGACTTTTTAGGCGGTCCAGGAATATAAGAGCTCTTATTTAAACCAACTTTCGCCTTTGCCATTCATGTTCTCCGATAATTTCAGTTTCAAGGTCTTCTGGGCATGGAGAACCTGTCTGATAATATTCAATTGACAGATCCTCCATGATATTGAAATATTCTTCTTCTGTAAGATTCGAGTATATTTTACGTCCTTTACAAAGAATATTGTACATATTGTTATAAATCAAATAATTCTTGTTTTTTCGTGACCAACTCTGATACGAGGATCACACCAGATTTCAAAGCCTGCTTCCTTTGCATCCAAACAGAACGATACATCTTCTCCACACATATCTTGAACCTCACCAGATTCAAAGACTTGCATCTTCGGAGCAAACCAAGGATATTCCAGATTCTCAAAAACTCCTTTCTTAATTAAAACCCATCCAAAACCAGTATAGTCTACTGTGAAAGGTTTACGACGCTTTGAGATACTCTCAACAGTTTCATGATTCATCACTCCACCATTGTTACGGAAGTCATCCTCCTCTAACCAATGAGCAACTGATGTAGTATGACCATCTTCGGTCGCATACCAACCAGCAGAGATGTCCTTATCCATTAAGATAAGTTGCCAAAACTTTTCAGTATTGAAAACAATATCAGAGTCAATCCAAAGTTGCCAATCATAAGGAAGTTTACCATCCCAAGGAACTTGTTTCGGTCCACGCAGAACGTTCGCGCCTAAACATTTGCATCTTGCAAAATTTACCATCGATGAATAGTCTTGCGAGATTTGAATGCTTGCTCCTGCCTGCACTAAATCAAAACACAGTTGAACAAAACTCTTCAGGTAGGTATATGAAACTCCACGCCCAGGAAGACAAAAGACAATTGATTTGCCTCTTACCATTTCTTTTGCCAGAGCATAATCCCATTCTTCTTCTTGTGGTGCCGCACTGGGCGCCTTTGCCTTTACCGTAAATCCTTTTGCCATAAAGATAAGTTGTTTACTTTCATATCATACAATATTATGTAGCATCTGTCAATTAGTTTCTTTCTGACAGAATTAAGTCATCTCCGTCCATAGATATTCGGATTTCCGTATCCTCATACCATTCAAGTTCATTCATAATTTGCTCTGGAAGAAATATAAAGTATTTGCCACTAATTGGATCGACCTGTACGGGCTCAAAAATTTCCTCGGAATTTTTTTGCATTTTTTGTATTATAATTAACCTTTTTCAAGATTATATAGTATCAGGAATTTTTTGAGCAGAGAGATATTTAGAGGTCGATTTGGGTCGTTTATAGCTTAGGGTAGTGGTGCGTTTTTATATACGGGGGCGCGGCGCGGCACCCCCCACCCCCCGCCGACTGCCAAACACGAACGCATAAGACTGCCCCCCACGAATATTCGTGAGAAGCAGGGGGGCGACCCCTCACCCGAAGGTGGGGGTCTTTACGCTGTCGGCATGGGTCTCAGCATACTGGGCTGCCAGCACGGTGGCGGGCAACCCCCAGTGAATGTAGGCGGACGGGCGGGAACCGTTCTTCAACTGGTCAGCACGGGAGATCCACTTGATTTGGCGGGTCTGGAGGTCAGAGCACATGGCAAGGGGGAAACGCATCGGTCGTCTGTCGGTTGCTTTGGAATTGTAGGGCACGAACGGGGCAGGGGTCAGTACCCCAGCCAGACCAGGAACTCACCGCAGTCGATCCGCTCTCCTTCCAGGTGCCCATAGTCGGCGGCGAAGTCGGAGAGGCAGGAGTGCATGGCGGCAGACTCCAGAGCGATGTGCCAGGCGATGGTGTCGTTGGCGGGGTGAGAGCAATCCCAGAGGATGTCGGAGAAGGTCGTGCCAGGGGCGTACACGTTCAGGCAGTCGCGGAGGGCGGTGGTCATGAGGTCCGTTGCGGATGAGAGAATTGTAGCACGGGGTCAGCGCCACTCCAGGAAGGTGGCAGGGTTGCCGTAGTCCCCAATCACGACCCCATTGCAGCGGACCTCAGCGTACCCATACTCCTCAGAGAGGGAGTAGCACAAATCCCAGGCACGGTCCTCATCAGTGGTCGTGTTCTCCCAGGGGGCGGAGGGGCAGATAACGTCGTAGCGGGTCATGAGTCGTTTCGTTTGGTATGGGTTAATCCTACAGCAAACCCCCCACCGAATCGGCAGGGGGTTGTGGCGGTTTTTAGATTGTCACCAGATGATGGGGGTTCCTTCGGCATCGGTGACGGTTCCCGCTTTCAGGTCGTCAGCGATAGAGTCCAGGATGCTCAGCAGTTCGGCGCCAGTGGAGGCACGGTTCAGCAGAGCGGTTGCAAGGTCAAGAGTCATGGTAGGATTGTGAGTTGGAATGAAAGGGGGAAAGGGGTCAGGGTGCCACGTGGGCAGGAGTGCCGCAGGAGCGGTAGAAGTCTACCATGCGCTCTGCCTCCTGAATGGTGGGGAACCACTGCTCACGCCAGACCTGAGCATAGGGAGCGAAGTAACGGATGCAGGTTCGCATGGGATGAGAGCGGGTGAACTGAGAGAATTGTAGCAGGTCAGGCGGCAATTAGAACGTCGTCCTCCCAGCGGGCAAATTCCAGAATCTCATCATAGGCGGCATCGATGGCACGGCAGGCATCTGCTTTCAGGATGGCATTGCGGCACTGGGCAGCAATCTCATCAATGTTCAGAGCGCGGTCGGTGTCGGGGTTGTAGCGCATGGGGTTGGTTGCGTTTGCTTTGGTAGTGTAGGGCAGTCTTTAGGGCGCTGCCGTTCCCAGTGTGCCAGTTAATCAGGCGGTTGCCAGAGCGGATTCCAGGCACACCTCCCGCAGTTCCAGCAGGGCATAATCGTAGAACCCCTGCTGGAGTTCGTGCTGGTATGCCTCAGCGGTGGACTTGCAATCGAACAGGCGGAGGGATTCGAAGTCGGTGCCCTCATAATCCCAACCGCCAATCACAGAGTAGACTTGCATCGTTCGGGTCCGTTTGGTATGAGACTATTGTAAGGGGTCAGGTGAGGGGTTGGTGCCCCCCGTGTGCCAGTGCCTCAATCGGCATAGAGGGATTGAAAGTCCTCCACAAACTCCCGTGCCTCATCACCAGAGAGGCGGGAGACCATCTCAAGGGCAACGGTCTCCCAGGAGTAGAGGTCTGCCAGGTCACAGATGGCAGCACGTGCCTGGGAGGCGGAGAGTTCGGCGGCGTTGATTTGAGCGTATGCCATGGGGTTGGTTTGTTTGGTATGGGATAATCCTACAGGGTCGGGGGGTCAGAAGGCAACCAACTGGTCCAGTTCCCATTGCGGCACAGTCTGAACGGTGCCGCCGCAGTTCTTCCGCAACCAGGCATTGATGTGCTTGGTGGTGGTGCTGCTCCACTTGTAGGCGGTGCGGACCCATCCCTTTCCAGGCACCAGAGCGGCAACAGGGGTGGAGTAGGAGAACAGGACCTCGGTTCCGTCTGCCAGGGAGACCTCGGTTTGGTTGCTGCCGATGGATTGGACTTTCATGGTGGGGTCGTTTGGTATGAGACTATTGTAAGGGGTCAGGGGGGCGCTGCTAGGAATGCTGTGCCACTCTGTCAGGTGTCACAGGACCTCCTTCCCGAACTTGCCGCAGAGGTAGAATGCCATTCCTTTATCTTTCAGGATGCAACCTGCAAAGGTCAAAGGAACATAGCGCCCATTGGTTTTAGATGCTTTGGTGCGGATTTGCAGCAGACCATTAGGACCCGTCACAGTGTTAAGTTCACTGCCAGCATCAAATGCACTACGGATGGCATCACAAATGAACTGATAATCCTCTGCCAATTCCTGATAGTGCTCAGGATGAGTTTCGGGATTCAGTACCTCGGTGCCCACATAATCATTGGCACGGGTGAAACCAACGTAGATGGTCTGAGAGAGTTTCTCACCGACCTTACTTTCAGAGAAGGTAACACCGTCTTCAATGATTTCAGAGAGGCAGTGCTTCAGTTGGGTGACAGCGATAGACTCACCAACCGTGAAGGTCTTAAGTTCACCATCCACCAAATCTTTCAGGTTGGAACTGTTAGGAATGCCCAGGGCGGTTTCAATCAGTTGCCCACGGGAACCTTTGTTCTTCCCAGGTTTGGCGAATGCAGAGAAGTCGGTGACCTTCAGTTGGGCAGCGACTTGCAGAGTTTCAAGCATCGGGTGGGTTGCTGATGAGTGTATTGTAGAGCATCAGGCAGACACCACAAGGGGGTGTGTGCCACCTATTCAACTGGCACACTGAAAGCGCCCAGCATTGAAATTGTGATAGGAAAAGACCTCACGATTGACCAGTTTGAACATACCAAACTCATTGGTCATCACATAACCTTCGGCATCGATTCTCTCCTGCCCGATATAAGCAGCAGGACCATTGTTACGGCACAGATAGAGACAATCTGCCTTGATAGATTTCACCAGTGCCCACAATCCAAGCAGGTTCGAATCGCAGTCGAATTCGCTATTCACAACAGGGCGACCTTCGCGGATGCAGGCATTCAGTTGCTGTTTGATTTTTGCCGCTTCTTTGTTAGTCGCAAATGCCACGGTTTGTGCCATCTGACGGGCAAACTTGCAGACTTCCTCTACATCAGCAAACGACTCTTGATTGTGCAGGATGTATGCTTTGGGTTGCACAAACTTGACAGTTTCAGTATCAGTCCAGATGGCACGGTCAGGCATTGCTACTGCATCACGAAGGTCATTCTCAGCATAATAGCAAGTATGAGGAGCGATGATAATCTGCTGCTCAACTACCTCAGGGAACTGATAGGTGATAGTGTTGGGGGTGTATTCAGTCTCACCACCAAATCCGATAAAATCCCCCTGATAAACGGTGTCTGTATGAGGAAGGCAATCAAAACAATGGTGAAGAATTTTTGCAACTTCACCTTGGTGGTTCTGATCAATTTCCTCATGAGAATGATTGATTTTGATTTTAACTTTGTTGAAGACACTTTTGGTGCCTACAAAGAACTTACCAGTTGCAGGATTTGTTCCCCAGACAATAGCAGGAGCACCATCAATCTTAACACTAATGTGCCCAGGATTGACGAACCAATCCAGTACAGAAAGGTCACCCGTGAGAATGGCATCTTCGGGGTGTTCGAGGTGGGTGTTTTTCATACTGTTAGTATGGCACGGAATCGGGGGGGTCTGCAAGGGGGTGTGTGCCAGTTCCTCAGCTGGCACCCTCCTCCAGCAGTTCGGGATTGTAATCTTCAACCTCTGTGATCAATTCTTCATCAGAATAGGAGGAGAGATTGTCTTTCAGAGTGTCATAAACCATACACTCCATTGTCTTATAATCCATCCCCTCAATGATTTGTTGGATGTAATTTTCGATGAGTTGGTCGCGGTTGAATGTCATTTTCTCAGAGGAGATTTGTAATAGGAACGAAACACACTCATCACAATAATGAGAGTGGAGATGACACCTACGAAACCCAGATAGGTTACAGCGTCACCAGTGAAAGTGTAAGATTCAGGCATCAGTAATCGTAGTTTGCGTTCAGGTACTCATTCACATCGAACTTTTCATCACGAAGTTCAGGAATGTCGAGGTCAAAGATTTCACCAGGCATATCCTGAATCTCAGACCAGAGTTCATCAAACATGGGGTGTCTCTCAGGAACGAATGTAATGTAACAGGGATCAGGAGCGTTTGGTGGTTTTCTGTGCCACTTTCACAACTGTCACACGTTGGTGGGATGGTTGACAATTTGATCTTCAATTTGATTCGCAAGTTCATTCATCCACTCACGATCTTCGTCCTCTTCGTATTGTGCATTGTCCCGCACAATTTGTAACAGGAAGTCGATTTGTTCGTCGGTGAAATGATACTCTTTGAGTGTTTCAGTCATTATCAATTAGAAGGAAAGTTAGTCATCATATTCACCAATAATAAATCCATCAATGAATCCAGCATCATAAGAGTTGCTATCACTGAAAAGTTTAATCTTCAGCAATTTAGCAATCAAAAAAGGTGTGCCAATAAAAATAGCACCAGGAATGAGAATCGATAAAAGTGAAGTCATTTTCTCAGGGGAGATTTGAACTGAAGTAACAATAGAACGGATTGGGGGGAACCGCAACCCCCCTTGTGCCAGTTAATCAAGTGTCACACAGTATACACACAGTATAAACGAACTGGCGACCAATTGCGTTACGAATGTCATTCAAAGCAGGCACGATCTTGTGGCGGTTGTTGTACACTACCACGGCACCTTCGAATGCAAGAATGCTCACGAAGATGATGCCAGCGATGATACGAATGGCAGCAGATTTCAGATGTTTGTGAAGATAAGTGCGATAGAACTTACCAACAATCAAACCAGCATTGTAGGTCTTTTGAATAGAATTCGCCAAAAAGTTCAGAGTCCAGAGAATAGCGGAAACGGTGAAGATTTCAGAGGCAAAAGCATAAACTTTGGTGCCGTATGCTACGGCAGTGTTAACGAACTCGACGGCAGTTTCGATTGCAGTCAAAGCAGGAATTGCGAAAGTCATTGTTGTTTGGTGGAGAGGGGGGAATGTAGAGAATTCCTCAACCACGAATCAAACATAACAGGGGGTGGGGGGCATTGCAACCCCCCTTGTGCCACTTTGCCAACTGTCACACGAACTCTTGAATATAATAATCCAGAGGCAATTCGAGCTCCGCTGCTTTAGATTCCCATTCCGCCCATTCTTCGGGGGATGCATCATTCAGGAAGTCTTCGAAAGTATAATCAAA